CCGTAACCATCGTAACATGATAATTCAGTCATACCTTCACATGTTAAACTACCAGCTAACGATTCTGGTATACCTGAATCAACTAATATATTATTTGGGTCGTCTGACTGTAGTTGGTATTGGAATATTGTATCACAAATCCCTTCATCTGGTATTTTATAATACATGAAAGAGTTGTTTTCATGTAAAACAAATCTAGTGTACGGGTCACCGTTATAACCTGGTATATACGGGCCTTTGCTCTCCAAATTGGTTGACGTTGGTAATCTATCACTTCTCATAACAATACCAAATCTATCATTAAAATTAATACCTTTAACTGAACTTGTATTACAATTCAAATAAGGACTAGGACAACTAGTTGATGGTATGTCGTAATAACTAATGTAGGCTGGAGAACAAAGATACCAAATTGTATTTGTTTGGGCTTTGTAATTGGAGGATCCGGATCTCAATCCATCAGCTATTGGTGGATTTATAGCGTAACCAGATTGATTATCATTTGACCAAACACCGTTATTATCAGCTTCCGCTGAAATGTCACCTAAATAACTACCGAAAGTTGATAGGAACGATCCACCACCCACATACATAAATTTGGTTGGGTATTGACTTTCGTCCCAAGCGTCTGCCGTACCACCACAAACCCCAATAGGTCCAATTGTCGTATTGGATAAAACCTCCGAAGTTACCCCTCTGTAAGGTAATACATCATATTCCGCTCCCGTTGACCAATCAATTGAGTTAAACCCATCAATATAATTAGGTTCAATTCCGGTATATGGTTGGACCGATGTGTCAGCGAGTAATGGTCCCGAAAAATACGGTAATACGTGTCTCATTTCAAGGCCTGAATTTTCAAAATCAAGTGATGAGTAGTAATACGGTAATGTGGACCCACTATTTGTGTATTGATTAAACAATGTGGAATCTGGTGTAAAACTAAAAGACTTGTGGTATTGACTTCTGCCACCATTACCCGACGATAAATAATTTACATTTGTTGGTACATTATGTCTAGCTGGTGTAAAATTACTACCTGTGGTATATCTTCGTATAGGATAATTTAGTTTATAATAACCAGTCACCGAAACTTGATTTGCAGCTTTTCCGAATAAGGTCCCTAATTCATATTTAATTAGTTGTCTATCGGTATATGGATCAACCCCTCTAGTTAATATTATAACACCCAAATTTTGACCGTCAAAAAAATTATCTAAAGCTTTTGCTTGTTGTTCATATTCATTATTACCTTGATATTGTTCGTATCTCCATTTAACAATGTGATTTAAATATTCTCTAGGGAAAAAACCAGAACTAATTTCGTTAGACATGGACAGATAATTTGATATTGACATACCGGTAATAACTTGGAAATACTCCATGTCAGCTGGGAATCTATAACTACCATTTTCGGTATTCGCACTTATAGGTACTGTTATTGTTTTATTAGCTGGTTGAGTTGGGTCTCCTGGAACGTAAAATCTATTCGCGTAGTCGATGTTCACACCGTGTACCCCAGGTGGTAATGTTGTCCCAGTTATTGATCTACAATTAAACTCATTATAAAGTGTACCCCCAGTTGAGTCCGTTAATCCTGTAATTCTATGGATGTCCCCAGACATTCTTGGGTTTTGGAACGTTATCATCTCTCCCGGTTGGAAAGCGTTATACATATTCCAATCGACGACAATTACCAAGGGTTGATCCTCAAAGTAATCATCAGCGTTATTAACGTAAGTTCTAATGAAGTTTTTACCTGAAAAAAACTTATCTCTAAGGTTAAATCTATTTAATTTGTTTGGCCAATGTTCGGTAATTGGATACCCCCATTCTGATGGTGGTGTACCTTTTTTTGTTAAAAAAGCTGTAACACCTCTACGTGGGTTACCTAGTCTGTCGATACCAGAAAATAGTTGGTAGAATTGTGCCGCAGCGTCAAATGAGACTCCTGGGTCATCTTCATCAATACGATTCTGATACGGATTTCTTGGGTTACACCCCAATTCTGGGTTTTGGTAGTTGTATGAGGCTGTTGTATCAGCTAAAAATGAATTATTTGTATCAACAATTCCCTGACCAAGGTCGTCTTCAGGTTCATTTAAATTAGCTAATAATGGGTCACACGGACAAGCGTCACAATCTGGATATGTTAACATTGGTAATCCAATTCTGTTAAATGTGTTCCAGTTAACTAATCTAGGTATTATATATACAATAAAAAATACTAATAACGCAATATATAAAATAGCTGCGATTATTTGTGGTATTACAATGAACACCGCTGGGAATGAGTATATCGCGGTTCCAATCGCTTGAGCGATTTGATACCCTAACCATATTGGTATACCAATCGATACCAACCATTTTAAAACAGGCCAAGAAACTATCACAAAATGAGCTATTGTTATTAACACAATCATTGGTAGTGTCAATATATTTAAAAGCAATTGTACAACAAACTCAATAAAATCAAAATTTCTTTGTAGGTCGTTTACTGGGAATTTATTATTTTCAGTTTGACACCGTCTATCTGTAATTTCTTTAATACCCAAATGTCTATCTTTATTTTTACCTTTCTTGTACCTATCAATAAATGACGATACTGTATAAACTTTATTATAGTGGAATTGATAAAATGTATCCTCACAGTTTATAGCCACATTTTTGTCCACATAGTCATCCCAATCTAAACTAAAAGCGTATGATCTTATGTAATTAAAATAATTTTGATTTCCAAAACTATATACAACCTGTTGTGGTTGACTTATATCAACAGCTGTAGGTGTTATTCTTACAAATTCACCAACATTAACAGGAATTGAGTTTAAACTACCTGAATATAATGTCCATGGACCTAAACCAGATGGTCCTATTTCCACAATATATGATTGTACATTTGTTGTTGTGTCACTCACTAAACCACCTTGTTGGGTAAACGCTCCCCAAACCGTGGATATTGTATTAGGTGGTATTGAGAATGTTGTAGGTCCTAATGAACCCCCAGGATATGTTATTGTAGCTGGTAATGTTGGGTCTATTGGTGTAAAAATAATATTTACGACATTATTGTTTGTTAATCCGGTAATTCCCAAGTTTGGGTCCCCTAGGTATGGTGACTGACTTGATAGTGGGTTAGATTGTATAAATACACTAAATGTCAATACGTTTGATGTCACCACAGGTCCCAATAGGTCACCAGATCCAACAATTGTTAAACTATCCTCATAATCGGGTACTGGTATATTTGAAACGTAAGGTATTAGAACTATGTTACTCGGATCTGAACTAGTGTTGTCCCATCCATATTCTCTAATGTTTGGTACAAGGTAATTAGCTCGAATAAAATTATTGTTATTCCCGGTTTCATTTTGCCATTTAATCTTAAATCTATATTTTGATTTTGTTGGTATTCCAACACTTGGGTCGTTTGAAATTACTTGATTACCGAACTCGTCTGTTGTTATGTAATCTAAGTTCATTGGTAGATTAGCTAACCACGTTCCGTTTTCATCAATAATTTTACCATCATTTTCTAGAATATATTGTTCTAGTATCGGATCCCCAAACTCATCAACATTTATTGTTTGTCGTATTGATAGAATTTGTCCTGGACCGGAAACTAAATCACAAAGATTCCCCATGTCCAATTTTGGTACACACCCAGTACTTAAATAGTCATCATTTGATGTTGACACTATTGACCCCATAAAAATAGAGGTTGGTTCAATTTTAACACTACTTTCAGTTGTTAAGTCAAAATCAACTCTGGTGATACCAATTTGACAAACGTCTTCTTCACCCCATAGTGGTGAGACCTCAACAATTTTATTTAATGTCTTTATCTGTGGTAATTCATTTAAATCTGTTGACGTTTTAAATGTTGTACCGTTTAATTGGGTTTCGTTAGCTTGACCCGTACGTATTAAATCTTGTGGTGACAAAGAAAAACAACCCATATCGGATAAATCTATATCCATGAAAATGGTTTGACTACCTGTTGGTACACCGAATATCATGTAGTCACCACTATCGTTTGTTTTTACCGTAAATTTGTAGTATTTGTCATAAACTTCTATAGTTGTTTGATCAATAAGAACTTCTTCCTTTGTTGGAAATGTCCCGGTGGCTGAGTGTCCTGGATATGATGGTTCTTTCGGTAATAAATTATACCTATACCCGTTTTCATTTAATGTTGATAATGTTTTATACGGATATAGTTCAGAAACCACCGGATTTAATTCATCCAAATCTTCTATCGGGATAAATAAAGATACTTTAGCGTTTGGTAACCCATAACCCCCATTAACAAATACTCGACCAACAATGACCCCATAATCAGAACAAATTCTTGTGTATATATCACTTTGGTTAATCTTTAATGATAAGATCTCCAAGGTTTCAAAGTCTTGTTCTAACTTGAGATTAATGTATTTGTCAACACCTACTTGTGTTCGTATTCTATATGATTTAGGCATTAAGTCTTTTTTTGATAAATAGTTTATTTCCTATTTTCAAAAAATAGTCCTAAATATAAAAAAATAAATTATCAAGAGAAATTAATGTTCTTAAAATTAAGAACTCTGACAGATATATCCTTATTTGGGTATCTTATTTGATAAATTTGACTTGGTTCAGCGAAAATAGTATCAGCTACCAATTCTATTTGTTTTGTTGTTGGGTTGGAATATCTCTGTGACGTTTGGTTTGATGAATATTGACCCCCAACTTTATTAAAGAATCTAATATCGGAAATACTAATCACCCCGTTTTCACTTTGTATTAGTCGTCTAATTTCAGACACATTAATGTTTCTACCTAATTGTTGGTTTAATGGACTAAAATACGAACTAATAATATCTATTGTTTTACTAATTAAAGACCCTTGGTTTTGTGTTGAGTCTAGAACAACGTCAACTTCAATACTAAGATCTATTGGACTAGCTGATTCTATAGAAATGTAATCATTTATCATTCGATAGTTAGATAAGTAATTAGCTACGTTTGATTTTATTGTGTTCGATATGTTATCAGTTAGATTACCTTCGGTGTCGTATGATAACATTTTTATTTTAATTTTATTATTTTCCTCCAATACCGATACCTTAGCTGGAGCACCAAATTGTGATGGCATTGTTCTTAAAATAGATTCGTAATCATTAATCGTTACCGCTCTGTTTTGTGCCGCAAAGTTAAATGATACATATTGTCTAACCTCCTCAACTGTTGGTTGGTTAGATCCACCAATAGCTGCGGTAACATTATTACATTTTAATGAGTTTATTACCAATCTATTCTCACTATCAGATGGACCGTTAACGGAGAATGAGACGGTTCCTATTTGTGTGATCACATTAGAACCTAAATTTGTCGCTTGTCCACCACCTATTCTATACTGTATAAATAAAGTTGAGTTTGATTTTAAAGCTGATCCCAATCCTAGGTTATTTGAGTACTTATTTAGATCAAAATAAGCTCCATTTCTAGCAAACTCCCGTAATTGTTCTTCAGCTGAAACACTACCCCCACCAAATGTCATTTTTAAAAATCCTTCAGGTGTATATTCGGTAACAAATTTTGTGTTAGTAGTTATATATTTCCCAACTTTAACCCCTGGTTGGTCAGAAACTTTGGTTGGGTCCTCAATAAAGACTCTGTCCTCAGCTAAAGCTTTTACTTCGTACCATCTATTATCTAACCCTAAAAATTCTTGTGGTTGGGGTATCGTGTTATATTGTGTACCGTCTTTGAGTAATACACTAGTAACACCTAATACGTTTTTTTCTGGTAAAAATAACTCAAAGAATGGTCTAACATCGTTAGCGGTTATAATTCTTTTAAATACCTTTGTTATACCATTAACAACAACTTCTCGTTTTGTTATGGTGTAATTACTTAATGACCCATCTGAGTTAAAATTAGGTACTTTCAATCTATTTGGTGATCCTTCAGAGTTAACTGGTGATGAAAAGTCTATATCATATACCGTTTCAAATGGTTGTCCAGCTCCACTAACCTGAGATCCCCTTCTTAAAATACCACAATATCTTAAATCTTCACTGTCCCCAAAAGCTGGAACCTGTATTGAGAAATCAACCAAAGCGACTGATGGTCTTTGTCCTGGGATTTTTAAACCATATGTTCTAGCTATGTTATATACTGAAGATTTTTGTTGAGCGTATTGTAAAACTGTTTCTTGGATACTTCTATCAATTTGAAATTGTAGGTTGTCGGTTACCGCAGCATTTAAATCTAACATCACTGAAAAAATACCAGCGTCGTTAAAATTTTGAATTAGGTCTGGATAATAAGTTCTAGTAAAATTAATCAACTCAGTTCTTATCCCCTGGAAATCCCTTGTTGTGTACGATATTTTCTTTTCAGCCATGTTATATGTTAATAATTACAAAATCACTGCTTTCTAAAGCTTGATTGGTTATTCTATAGTCTATTCTAACTTTAGCGGTGTGTTCTCTATCACCTATATTGGTTACCTTAAATTCTCTCTCACCAGAATCCGTAATATAAGTACCTTTGTCTTCCAAACCTAACGAAGCGTCAGTTATTTTTATGTTTGTTATAAGTATACCTGGTATGTATTTTTCAACCGAATCTCTAATCTCAAACTCAATATCACTAAATGTTGGTCCATCCAATGGTTCAAATATATATTCATATAATCTTGTACCAAAATCTGGTAAAAAATATCTACTACCCTTTCTAGTTAATAAAAGATGAATTAGATTATTTCTAATTTCTTCATCAATAGTATCTGAAGCGTCAAGATACCTCCCAACAAAAGAATCCCTAAAGGGAAATGTTATACCATATGTTATACCGTTAGACATATCTAATAAATATAGTATTCAGATATTTTATATAAATAAAAAAAATCACTGATTTCTCAGTGATTCCTTTAAATTAGTACTTCCTTTTTGGTATAATGGTTCGTAAGGACAGTGTTTACAACCGGATCCACAACACTTTCCTCGTTTTATGTGGAATGATTCTGTCATTACAATATTACCAAACTTATCCTTATAAAAGTCAGGTTCGGGAGTCTTTTTGGTGATCTCCCGAACATATAACTGTTGTATCCAATCGTTTGATGAGTTAACTGTCATCTTAATTCTTTTTTCTTAGATTATAGTACGCTAATAAAACTTGGTAAGTTAAAGTAACGTTGTTTCCCCAGGTAACTTTCATCTGTTAAACGATTTCACAAGCTCCACCAGCACAAGCGGCTTCACCTCTAAGGTCAGTGTTATCTTGTAGTTCGATTACTTTTGTTAGATCAACATCTTTTAATGTAATTACCAATCTTTCAAAATCCTCTTCAGTACAATCTTCAAAAGGTGCTTGTGTGTATGTTCCACCATTGTATGGTAAAACTGACAATCCGTTATAGAACTTTCTATTTTTCCACATCCAATCACCAACTAAATCCCATTCATCATCTTTGATAGAAACAGTTGCCGAAACATTATGAGTGTTTTGACCACTTCTATGTCCAGTTCTTACCCACTCTTGTGATACCTTCTTAACTCGTTCCAACATTTGGAATACTGACTCATGTCTTAAAATTGACCCTTCAGGTGCTTTCTGTGGGATTGTTATTACCGCGGTATCATGTGGTCTGAAATATTCATCTTCAACTAACTCTGGGTGATTTGTCACTAAGTGTTGGTATATTGATTCATTTTTACCAACTCGGATTCTTCTTAAGTAGAAATCATTGTGCCAAGCGTGAATACCAGAAGATGTTCCTAAGACTAATGATGAGGTTCCGGATGGTTTAACCGTTGTTGTTCTAGCTGATTTGTTAATACCAATTAGGTTAGCTACCCTTTGATTTTCCTCTTTAACAGCTTCAGCGGCTAATTTCATATCGTAACCTAATACCACTCCAGATCCAATACCTGTCATACCAATCCCAATAAGAGCGTCTTTCTCAGTTGTTCTTTTCCAAACATCTCTTAAGTAATGGAAATCTGTGTATCCAGCCTGTAGTGTACCAATGAAAGCAGCTCCTTTAACTCTTTTTTCAAAGTCTTCTTGTGATTCAATATCAGAAGCGTTAACCTCACATAGGTTACAAAATTGATATGGTCTAAGACCGATTTCACAACATGGGTTTGTCCCCCAATCTTTATCGTTTGATAAATAAATTCCTGGTTCACCAGCTCCGGATAACTCAATTCGTTTCCAAAGACCCATAAAGTATTCTTGTGTTACCTTATGTCTAAGTAATACCGCTGAGTTATTAGCTCTACCTCTTTGTGGATTCGACTCCCACCAGTTTCCAGATTTACAAGAGATCATTTCATCATCATCAGCTGAAAATAGTGAAATAAGAGCGGCTCTTCTAATCCCACCAGCTAGTACCGCGTCAGCGATATGACAAACGATGTCATGTGTTTCAATCGGTGTTAACCTACTTCCATCAGTTTTATTTTCCAAAACTTTTGTAATATTGTGTATACAATCTTTCAATGGTTGTGGTCCTGGTGCTTTACCACCTGATGTTACTAATAAAGACCCTTTTTGTCTAATATCTGAAAAATCAAATATTGGTGTTGACGATTTAGATCCAAAGTATGACTCCATTAATACTTTAATAGCGTCAGCCCACCCTTCAATTGAATCACCAATCAAATATCTTCTGGTTCTACTTGGATTTGGTTTTTTAATCTCCGATAATTTATCTACGTGGTGTTTTTGTACTGAAAACCCTACACCGGTACCACCTAACAATAAGAACATTGTTTCAGCGAAAGCGTCTGTGTGGTCAATCGGTAAATAAGCACAATTGTAGACCCTATTTGGTGATATCTCAATAGGTTTTCCACCAAATTGTAATGACCTCATCGAAGGTAATATTTTTTTATCATACACCATTTTATACACCTCTTCGATCTCATCTTTGATTTTAGGGTATTTCTTTTGGTGCATTTCTTTATTTCGTGTAACTAATTCGTCCCAGGTTTCTCTTCTATTTTTCTCTGGTAAGAATTTAGCGTACTTCATGTAAACAGTAATGTCACTTAATATTCTTTGTGATACATCCATGATTTAAAATTTTTTTATTTAATTTATTGTATTATTGGTGTTATTGTTTTGTTTTCTTTTTTCCATTAACTCTTTAACCCTTAATCGTTGTCTCTCTTCTTTTTGTTCTTCCAACCCTAAAAAGGTCATTGAACTTTCAGTGTCGATTTCAATCATAGCGTTATCAAATTTACAGTTCTCGAAAACCACTCCATCATCACCAATTCTTGATTTTGTTATGGCTATTGTCGCTAACTTCATTTCTTTTTGTTGTAGTGTCTTAGCTACTGAGATTATTACGTGACCTACCTGTGCCTTTTTAATTGATCCACCCATTTGGTCGGTAGTTACCACTTCAGAAGAAATCGATGATCTATTCCCTTGTGTAGCTGTCCATCCAACAATGTTTAGTTCGTGACACATAGCCTCGAAAGCTCTCATAACCGATCCTTCACTTTTCCATTCGTCACCTAAGTTTTTATCCGGAACAACACAATCTATATAGTCTAAAACCACCATATCAACCCTCATACCATCAGATATTAATTTTCTGATCTCATTCTTTATCTGTGACATAGTTTTAGTGTCAGAGGGTAGTTTTTTTAACTCCAATCTGTTGTCCATTGTCTCTTCAATCTTTTTAACTTTACTAATTACTTCCTCTTTACGTTCAGACAATTCATCTGGGTGTATTTTTGTCCAAAGTGTAAAGTGTTTTCGTTGGATCACTTTTGGATTGTCCTCAAAAAATATTTGAAGTACGTTTTTTCCTAAGTTAAAAGCGTGGTTTGATATCTTTGTTAATATTGTGGATTTACCAACTCCGGTTGGTGCTAAAATTACACCAATTTCACCTTTAGCTAATCCACCTTTTAACAGTCTATCAATACCTGGTATTCCCATTGGGATCGGGTGTCTGTAATCTTCTTCAAGAACTTGGTCTATGTTTGAAAAGACATCTAACATTGATGTGTCTTTTGAACCAACCATTAAAGCCTCTTTTACCATTTCTTCCAGTGTATCGTAGTTTTCAAATTCCCCACCATCGATAATTTTCTGGGCTTTTTTCATCACTTTCTGTAGTTCTTGTTGTTTACAGAATTTAAGTGCTTTCTCTTGAACAAAATTAGATCCGTCCAATGGAGCTTCTTTAATCTTAGATATTGTATCCAAGACTATTTTAGAAGCCATTTGATTTTGTAACTCAGACTTTGTTATTTGTTCTAGTGTCTCAAAGGATGGTGTATGATCGTACTTTATATGATACTCTTTGACCATTTGGATGATTATTTTGAAGTATTGGTTTTCAAAATAATTTGTATTAAGTACATCTATTATCGACACAGAAAAGTCTTTGTCTAAAATTATTTGATTAAGTAGTTGTAGTTGAAAAGTGTTACCTAGATATTCAAAATTTTTGTTAGTCGCCATATTTTTTTATTACTTTAGTATTGATAAATAGTATTAATTCTCGATAAATTGCGGATAAAAATAATTAAATTTCTTACCAGAAAAAATGTCAGTAAGGTCACCCAATATGGATTTTAACTTTGGTCGTAGGTCTACGGTATATCTTACCTTTGGTGGGTATACTTTAGCGTCGAATGTTCTCTGACAAATTGTCATATCGTCCAACTTAATGTATATGTTAAAGTTCTCATCACCATCCGTTATTGACGTGTTTAATATCTCAGGATTTTCAGTAATTTCAAACTGATTGTCCAACATATAAACTACACTTCTCATTTTTAAATCATACTGTAGTTTATTACACAATCTGTCAATATATTCGTAGAACTCAATAGATTTGTGTGCGTTTTTGTTGAATCCCTTAACATTAAAATATCGTTGAACTACAATGTTATCGTTACACATTAATAAAAATTCAACTTTCGTTACTTCTTGATTTTTCATATTTATTTATTTATTTATTTGTTTTATTTCTGTATTTAGTTTTTTCTTTCCTTGAAAGTTTTAAAAATGGTTTTAAAAATTTAACCCAAGCGTCATCACCTTTCGGTAGGTATTTGAAGAACCCGTCTTCCATCATCATTTTAATTAGATTTCTGTGTCCTCTACCGTTGGGATCTAATGATTCCTTACAATAAGATTCTACCAGTTCTTTACCTTCATCACTTATTAGTGGTTCAGATAAATCCACTAATTTTTTATTTACCACAAAGAACTCATCACCATATATCCCCTCCCTTGTTTTTCCACTTAGTAAGTTCTGTAAAACAACACTATCTTTTTGTTCTTTTATCAGTTCTTCACCTTTGTTTAAAATATCGGTAAAAGAAATTTCATTTTCAAGTATCTCAGGAAATAATTTTACAAAAGTTTTTTCACCCAGGTAAAATATCCCATCAATATTGTCTGAAGTATCACCAGCTAAGATTTTATAAGTTTTAATATTGTAGTGTGGTATTTCAATATCATACATTTTTATCTTATCACCCAGTTTATAAAACTGTTTTGTATTTGGTGAATAGATCCTAACTTTTTCGGAGATTAACTGGGTTAGATCCCTGTCACCGGAAAATATTGTTTTATCCTCATCAAGTGATATTTGACAATAATAAGCGATTAGATCGTCAGCTTCACAATGACCAACTTCAATTTGTCTAACAAACATCTCCTCAAGATATTGTTTTACTCTTTGTTTTTGTTGGCCAAAGGAAACTTCCTTAAAATCAACCTCATCTGGTATCTTTCGATTTAACTTATACTTTGGGTAAAGTATCCTTCTCTGTGATGTACTGGTTTCACTGTCCCAAAAAACGACTACCTTGGTGTAGTTTTCTTCCTCTAGAAATTTTCTTAACGTGTTTAGAAAGTGCCATATACCACCAACATGTTGTCCTTTATTGAAAAAGTCTTTTACTCCGTGAAATCCTATCTTTAATAGGTTATTACCATCTACTAATAAAGTTTTTGACATTCATACATAATTACGTGGTTTGACATCTATCTAATAATTTCATAATCCATATTCTGGATCTTTTCCAATGAATAAACTTCCAGGTTTTCCTTAAGTCTCATTTCAGAATTAAGTTTTTCCCATCTTTTTTGAGCCTTTTTTCTCCAAACTTCAATTAAGTGTTCTAGTTTGTGTTTTTCAAAGTTTTCCTTTTTTTCCAATTTAATTTCTCCGTTGGATAAAATGTGTTCCTTAATGTTTGAATAACCAAAATTGGTATAATAATACCTCTTTTTTGTTTTTGTCTTCATACAACATTTAACAAACTCATTAAACTTTGTAAACTCTTCCGGATCTAACTCTTTTAGGTGAGCTTTAATTATTTGGATTATTTTAGAGTACTCCCTCATTTTTGGTGCTGATGGTACTGGATCAACTAACATCCCATTCCATTCTTCTTTACCATATATTGGTCTCAAATAATTCCTAAGTTCCATGTAAATTTCATCACTTGGGAATAAAAATAGGTCGGACTCAGTCATACCATTGTATCTAATGTATGGTTCAAGTCCATCGTATTGTGATGAACTTTTTATGTTCCCATATAATGATGTGGTCTCAAGAAAACATAAATCCATTTTGTCACCATACTTTTCGTTGAACATATCCACAACTAAATGTGAACTACATATCAAAGCTAATAATTTACCACCTAAACAATTAAAACCAAACGGTTGTGTTGGTACAATTATAGCTCCGTTAACCATGTGTCTGTTTACGTGGGTAGCTCGTAACGTCTCACCAAAAAAATCATTTCTAGGTTTTATTGACAATACCGGTGAAGCTATTTTGATAAACCCTAAGTATTTACCGGACTTACCTTCTTTAACTCCCAGTGTAACTTGTCTTCCTATTTGTGATTCCAAGGGTAAACTAATGGTTATCTGTGCTAAATTATTTAATGTATTTTGATCAACAACATCAACAACTATGTCCATGTCCTTTGGTTCTAATGTGTGATCATTAAATAATTGTTTACTCCAATGTTCAACATCGATATTTACAATTTTTTCTTTTTTTCTTTCAAGAAAGTAATCTTGAATTGTTGGTACTTTGCTGTAAAAACTATTTAGGGTTTCTACCATACCCATAACTTCCTCGTGGGTTAATTTGATTTCCATCATTCAGTTTCTTCTTTTTCAGTTTTCAAATCAAAATCTCCCTCAACACCAATAACTTCTTTCCAATAGTCAGCGTATTCTTTCTTATATTGTTCAATCGATGTCTTCTCTTCTGTAGTATCTTTTCCTGGTAAGAATCCATGTGGGGTAACTATTATCTTACCATCCTCATATCCAAGACCATTTATGTGATTTTTCATTACAGACACTTTAGTTCTTGAAGCAAACTTAACAGTTCTTTTGTCTTTGGTTGCCGTGATTTTAGTTGTTCCAGCTCCTTTTTGATTCCCATATAAGAACACCAATGAGGAATTTAACCAAATCGCTTCACCACCTTTAGCTTTAATTTTTGGTTGTCCGAATGGATTATCCGGTAATTCAACCCAAGGTTGGTTAACAATAATTAATGTGTTCTCATATTTTGAGTCGGACTTACGACTTCCTGAAATACGTTGATTGATGCCCATACCAATTTTATCAGCTAAAACCGAAGCGTTATGTTGTTTACCACCTTTACCTTCATATGTCATTTTACAAGGAACTGAGCCAACAGAATCCCACATGATACATAGTGAATAATCTAATTCACCCTTTTCTTGTGAATCTAATAAGTCGTTAATGTAATCCGTAATTTGTTCGATATAATCAAAGTTGTTGTTAAAAATGTAAAATCCATCCCACTCCAACTCACCGGTATCAGTGTCAACAACTTCTTCACATTCAAACCCCATAAGTTTAGCGTGATCAAAACTCCATTTTTGTTCAGTAATAATGAACACTGGTAAAATTCCCTTTTTTTGAGCGTCGACGGCTGTTTTAACTAAGGCGGTTGTCTTACCTGTGTCACTATGACCCAGGAACATATTAATGTGTCCCATCGCTGGACCAGGTAACCCAACCGCGTCTAAAAAGGCTTCTCCAAGATCGAAGAATCTTTGTGGTTTGTATTTAGCTGATGTTGAGAATTTCTTCTTAATACCACTAAAATCGTTTTTCTTTATTGCCATATATTTGTTTTTTAAATTAAAAAGTTAGATGTCGTTGTATTTTTTCCGTGTATATTCCAAATTATATTTTCGGTGTTGTCTATTTCACATATTTTACATTTATTTTCACACCAAACATCCCTCCACATATTGTCCTCAAAAGCATAAATTTTTGATAAATCTTTTATTAAATTAAGACTCTTAAGGTTAAAAGCGAATGTCGCTGGGATTTTAAAATCACAATTTTCAGGGTTGGCTCCTAAATTATGAGCGTTTACTAATCTCATAACATTACCATTTAACTGATACCTTATTGTTGATGATAAAACATCCACATCATTTTCTTTAAAGAAATTAACTATATTCATTATGTAGTCTTTTTTATATATGTCATCATCATCTATTTTCACAAAAATGTCATATTCTTCATAATTTTCTACAGCTAAGATTGTATTGATATGGTTTGTATGTTGGTGTTGGTTTAGAGTATATGTGAAACTATTTTTATCGGTCTTAACGTCGTCAAATATTTTTTGGATGTAGTTTTTTTGATGTGTTGATCTTTCCATCGTAATATTCACCGAGTGAAATATATCCTGGTACGTTTGACTATTTATGTCTTGTACACATCCTCTTAACATTTTATACCTATTTAAACTTGGGGTAAAACACAATACTCTCATTTTTTTCCATTATAAAACTTGGACACCCATTTTAATCGAATGTCCAAGTTTGTTAAAAATTAAAACGGTAACTCCTCGTCAGTGTCGTCATTCGTTTGTGGATCCTCAACTTCATTAATCGATTTTGATCCACCACCAATTGTTGTAGTTTCCTCAATGTCGTTGGAATATACATATTTACCAGCGTCGGAATCCCATCTTGGTGTCTCACCTCTTGAGATAGCTTCAAGATACTCAACTGGTTTTTTAGAGTATACGTCCTCCCAAGTTAATTCATTATTAACCCATCCTTCAGTTTCATCAGAATCTGAACTGATAGAACTTGGGTCGTCATACATAATTGTTTGGATTACTGTATAAACCCCTCCCTTTGGAGTTTTAGCTTTGGTCAACTCAAGGATTAAATCTCTACCATTTTCTGGATTTGTGATATCACCCTTAGCTTTCCAAATTGGAATGATTTTATCTAGGATTCCTTCTTGTTTGTAGTTGTGTTTGAATCTCCAGAATTTAACTCCGTCTTGTTCGTTATCACGGTCGATAACTTTAACAATATAAAACTTACGTGCTTTATACTGTTTTGCCAATTCTTTATCGGAATCTCTACCGGTTGACATTAAAGTTTCATAAACCTCATTCAAAGGTGAACGTTCGTTGTCATTCTTTCCTGGATCGTAAAATTTCTGATATTTACCATCCACTTGGATTTCGTGAAACCATACTTCTTTGAAGGGTGAAGATCCGTCACTTGTTGGTAGAATTCTAATTCTTCTTTGACCTTGTTTTTCGGTATCTTTTAAGATAGCTGCGAAATACTTTTTCATTCTCTCTTCCTGAGACATTTTTGAAGTGGAGGAAGAACCACTTTGTTTTGATTGTTCGTACTGTGCTAGTACTGCGTCTAAGACATTTGTCGCCATAAAATATATAATTAAAAGTTTACAATAGAAAGTATAAGTTAAATAAATTGGGTTGTCAAGTAGCTGAGTAAAAAAAAATGGGACTTTTGATCCCATTCTATTAAATTATTTAAATTTGTTAAATTCATCTTCGGGACTAGGATCAAAACTATCCCCAATTTCTTTACTAGAAAAATCCTCAACATCATCAGTTGTTAGTACGTATTCATTTTTACCTGACTTTTCCATTTCGTCTTGTTTGTCAACAAAGAAATCAGATAGTTTCTGTTGGAATGGTCCGGAATCCAATGACCTTAATTCTAATTTTTCTTGGGGTGTTTTTGGTCTATATTTTTCTAATTTAGTTTCTAAATCATTTATTTTGTTAACTAAGTTGTCCATCTCACCTAATTTTGACTCTAGGGAACTCAATTGGTTAAATAGGTTATCAAAATATTCTTCTTGTTTGTCGGACATCGTTTTTTGTGTGTCCACTAAGTCTGTAATATCTAGTTCTTCAGTATCACCCTCCTCACCTTCATCTTCACTTTTACCTAACTCTTCAACATCAGGATCTTTTGAGACATCCACAGCTTCTGGTCCAGATGGTGCTGGTGGTGCCGCTGGTGGTGGTACTCCTCCAGGTGTTACTGGGGGTGCTCCAGCTGCTGGGTCAGCTCCTCCAGGTTCAGCTGGTGGTGGTAAATCAACTGGTTCGTCAACAGGAGCTGCTGCCGAGTCTAATTCAGCTTGTTCGACAATATATTTATTAATAGTATTGTACCTTTCGATTTCCTTGATTATTTTTTCGTCTATTCTCATTTTATCCGTTTAATAATTGTTTAATTCCTGTAGTAGTCTCAACTTGAATTTTTTTAAATTTATTCATAGTATTGTCAACTCTCTCAATTAGTCCGTCTTTCATTCTTAAGGTGTAACAATCACCGGTATCTAAATCACAAACTTCTTTATACCCATTACCAGAATCCTTTTCACTGATTCTAGTATTTTTTCCAAGGTAGTTATCTAAAATTAATTTTGTATTACTCATAATATTGTTTTTTATATATATAAATATATCAATTGCTGATAAAATTACTTTTTATATAGTTCTTGGAATTTCAATAATCCTTCTTGGATTCTAGCTTGTATTTTAACCTTATCGTCCTCAGTTAATAGGGTTAAGACATCGTCATTTTGTTTTATTGGCCATTCTAATACGTAATACTTGAGTAGTGTATCAATAGCTGGTGTTGCTGACGAATTTATTTCTTTGGTTAATGAAACTATTTTTCCACTAAATTTAGCCACAAAAAAGTCTAAGAATTTATCCAAGGTTTCAAATTGAGCCACGGGTATGTTTGTTGTTTGTGAATTACCTCGAGTAACACAAAAATATTTAGTTGTCATGTATGATGTTAAATCACCACCATAAAACTCAGTTAGATTTATTGTTGAAAAATTATTTTCATAAGCTTCGAAACCGGTAGACACTCCAGTATCAGCGTACATAGCACTGAACATGAAAGAGGCTCCGTTTTCTAGGTAAAATAAATTGTTTGTTGTATCATCTTTAAATTTTAAATCTTCCAATTTATTTATAATTTTATCAAACACATCTTTAAACGTTACCTTGGTTAATGTTGGACTTGTTAAATTAACATATAAACCGTATTGTGGTAACAACTTATCTGAGCAGTCTTGGTTAGTTGTTAATGTCTCCTTGGTTCCTATATTACCCAATATGGTATCTTTTTGGAATAACACGTTGTTAGGGTCCAATTTTGATCTATTATAACTTTCTTTAATCTCCTCCCTAATTTTTGATACGATGTTTTTTGTTAATGACTGAATGAAATTGTCTATCTTTGGTATACTGTAGAAAGGTTGACGTATACCCTCAAACGAAGTGTCAAATCCATTTTCACTAATCCTATGTAAAACTTTTGTTATCATATAAGGACCACTAAACATTGGTACGTATCTTAAATTAAAATACATCATCGGTTGGATTAGTGCGTTCCCCATCATTTCAACTGAACAACTATAACTTCTGTTTTTGTAAATGTTATACAATGAATTACTTTGAGTTGTCGATGTTCTGTTTCTATTTTGGTTTGCCATATTATCAATAGCTGCGATTGATTCACTTGTTGGTTTACCTGGATCCTGTGATACACTAAATTCTTTAAATATTTGTTGGTTTTGTGGACCAACGTCTACGTTAAATCCAACTACTTTATTTGATGTGGCCCAATTAGTTTTATTTATTTGGTTTTCAACTAATGGATTATCACTAGCTCTACGTAAATCAAAAGCGTCATTTCTAAACCTGTAATCAATATTCTCTTTCATGTCCAAATGTTCACTTGGTTTTGAAGCGTACATACATAAAAACTTTGGTGATGATTTTCTATAATCAACATTTAAGAATGTACCAAATAATGAATTAGCAAATTCCAAACTACCCTCCGATCTAGGTATTGGGTTTTTAACAACGTCCTGTACATTATAAAAATTAACATAAGCCGGTAACATGAAATGTATAAAATTATTCTCCGTTAGTATGGTTGTTACCACATCCAATAGATTTATTTTTACATTGTCATTGTCAATTAGTGTTTTAATCTTAAAGATGTCTACGAGTATTTTATCACCAATATCTCTACTAGCTCTATCAACCAACATAACATCCTCAAACAAAGTTTTTGTTTTAAAATCACCCCCAGCTATCCAAGTATCATTTAATGTTTTAAATAATTCCCATAATTCAAATCTAGTTTGTTCACCTTGATATTCCTTAAATTTACTTTGGTCTTCAATTGATATCGTCACCACACCTGGTAAATCTTTTCTAACTGAGGTCATAAGTACTTCAAGTGAATCATTTAAATATTTCTCAGATGAATCTAAATATTTATTCATTAAATCATAAAATTTAATATAATCTAATGTCGGGTCTTTTAATTTTTGTGTTGCGTATATTTTAATAATCGGTGCGAAATCAATAATATTTTTTGAATTAAATTGTACATTTAAATCAACAAAAAAATCTGTGATGTATGATCCGGAATCTTTATATTGTAATTCAGGTATTTCTGAGAAACCAACATATAATTCCAAATCTTTCCATGTTTCTGGATATATTGATTTGGATTGAGCTAAAGTTATTGTTCCACCACTTGTTGGTAAAAATCCAGGTGTTGTTTGGTTGTACCCCAAATAACTAATCGGGTCCACAAAAAACTTATTTGAGAATGTATAGAATACCCGTCTATTGAACATTGTTGGGTTTCCGATTTTTAAAACCGTGTCATACTCAATAAATTGTTTAAAGTAGGATTCAAAGGTTAGCTTTTGGTTTGATACTGTTTCAGAAATTATTAAATCCCCAGTAGTACCGGTTGGTTTTTTTACCACAAACATTTTTCTCATTAACTGTTGGAAATTTTTATTTGTGATTTCAGTTTCAGTTTCGGTTGTTTGGGTTGGACTTATTGTTTGTTTATAATCATATACACTTCTACTGAAATTTAAAAATTCTGATTCAAATAAATCTAATATACCTTTTTCAAAGGTTGTAAAAATTTCACTAATTTTTGTATAGTTGTTAACGTCACCGTCAATTAAAAAATTTTGTTGTATTGACTGACCGGATAATATATGTTTAAAGTAACTATCTGGTGATGATTTAACAACCCTACTATTATCAAAAAACCCAAAATTAGGTGCTCCCCAGAATAACCTAACCGATCCGTTGTAAAGTGAAGTATTGTCGACAACCTCAAATTTCATTTTACCAACTTTAAATAGTTCACCTTTAATTTGACTAACAGTAGTTCCAAACGATGGTAACACATAGTATTCTGTTTCACTTTTTTTAGCTAAAACACTCCAAGGTGTTAATTTTAATGTTCGTAATGGATCATTCGGGTCAAATCCAATTTCCTCTAGAATTTTTGTATCTTGTGTATTTGTTAATATTATACCACCAGTATCAATTAAACCCTGTAAGTTTGTGTCTTGATATGGGTCAACACTTAAATTTGTAACATAAAAGGATTTTTGTTCGATGTCTGGTAAAGTTGTGTTAATTGTATATTCACCAATCCCATTTGCTGGTCCAGAAATTTGATTTACGATTGTAAACCCAGTAGTAACCCCAGAAAGAACAATTGTTGATCCTGTAAGTAATTCGTTTACATTTATCTCACTAACTGTAAATGTTGTACCACTCACTTTACCCTTACCAATTACTTGGGTTGTTCCAGAAAATAATCTGGTTCCTTGAAAAAATGTGTTAAAGTCGTCAATTAATTGTGGGTAAAATCCCGTATTTATTATCGTGTTAGTTTTTGTTAAATTCAATATTTCATCTTGTAGAACAATTTTTGTTGGTGTGTTTTCAATATTAACGGTAAAGGTTTTTGATGTAGCTGATGGTGTGTATGGGTTATAACTAAACTTATAATCAAAATCTTTCCACACCTCATCTAGTATATCAACCCCAGTTTCATTCCATGTTTTATATCTGTGCCAAATTGATCCGTACTTTAATACCCAAGCGTATGGTAATTTATGTACCGCTCCAAACTTTTTAAATGTGGATATTAAATAATCTAAATCAGTTGTACTATTGTTTGTATCATCAAAGTTTTTATATTTCTCCCTAAGAGTTGATAATGGTAAACTATTTAAAAATAAAAACGCTGCCGATTTAAATGGGTATAAATTAAGTGTTTCATACCTGAAATTGTATACACCTTTCTGTATAGAGTTTATAAAATATGGGGTGTTAAAAATTGACGTGGTTTGATTACTACTTACAGTACCACTGTAATTGACATAATTTAAATTACCTTCCGTGATAAACTGGTTCTCATATTTCCTAGTTTCATAAAATGATTTTAAATTAGATAAATTAATTTCCTGACTAAATACATTATTTTTATAATTAAAATTGGTTATTGGTCTACAAGTATTAAAATTATAATCATTTAAAAAATTCGTAATAGTTTTTAACGTTGGGTTATATTTTAGAGTATTCTTCGTATTATAAGCGTTTTCACTTAATAGTACTGTCTTGCCATTAGCGAGATAGTTGTTGTCCCAAAATAAATTTGTTATTGGGTACATATCCGAAAAATCAAAACTGTTTGATGTGGTTTGATTTTGTACATACTCAGTAATATTAGTTTCCGTTTTATCGATTAGACTGACATCCGGTTGTGATTTTTGATTCCCAATTATATCTGAATTAAACAACCCGTAAGGTGAGTCCACAAAATTTTGAATGTATGGTGTGACAAATTCACCTCTGATATATTTTTGCCAACTCTCACCTTCCCCACTATTTGATATGTGTCTTAAAAATGGTAAAAAATTTGTTTGGTTTAATTGGTATTCTCTTAATGTTTTTATTAGGAATGGATTATCATCACCCAAACTATTAACAATATTAACTTTCTCACATTCAGATTCAACAGTGTAAACACCAGAGTCATATCCAGAAATTCTACTTAGTTTACTGTAAAAACTATTTAGAAATATTCTTTCATATATTTCAAAGAAAAATTTAACTTCTTCTTTATTCTGGAAAACTTGGTTTGACACCGGAAATTCAATACCATTTAAACTAGATCTATTTGGTCTACCATCTGAGTTAGATAGTGGACCTGGATCCGGAATTTCTTCCTCCCTAGTTGTAAATCCTTTAATCCATTCTTCAACAAACTCAACCTCCGGCCAAATTTCAGGTGAGAAAGCTCTAGCTGTTGTTGACACTGATGGGTCACCTGGATATATTAGTTCAAATTTTTCTTCTCTGTCTTCACCGATGGTTTCTTTAATTACTTGTGGCCAAGGGTATATTGGTGTATCGTTTTGGGATGTATCTTTAAAGTCAACACTTTTAACAGTTGTGTTACTAAATATTAATTCTTTTCTATACTTGTTATTGTTTAACCCCCAAGCTTTTATATGTACATCGTCAAGTAATCTAATGAAAGCTTCACCCTGAGCGTAGAACACAGCTAAAATATTTCTAATGGATGGTTTAAATCCTAGTTTGTTATTTTTATCATTTAATTTACTGGTAATAGCTTTGGTCATATCCTCCTCAATTAGATTCCTAATTTCCAAAACTGTTTTTTCTATGGTTATTATTTTATCCCTAAACGAATTTTTACCTTCAAAATAATAAAACGTTGATTGTGTTGTCCCAGCTGAAAAAAATTCATTCTTACTATCTGTAACAAATTTATCATAAACGGGACCTGAAGAATTTTTTACTGTTGGGTTTCTTTGTAGGTAACTCTGTTCAAAATTAATATCATCAACAGTTATTGGGTACTTAAATGTTTGTAGTGATATGTCAACGGGAACTGTTTTTTGTACTTCATTGACATTTATTGTTACCCTACCGTTTTTACCAAGTACCGGATTGTCGGACAATTTTTTATTATACTCAGTTATGTATCCTTCTAATATGGTTATAGCTTCAGTTCTTAATGTTTCAGTGTTTAATTCTTTTTTAAATTGATATACCTTAACATCTGTGTTTTTAATAACTAGATAATTTGTGGTATCCATAAATTTATTAAACCACGATTCTGTTTGTGACTGAAACACTTTTTGATTGTACTCGTAGATAATTCTTGAATAGTTATCTATTTCGGTTAGTACAGCGAAATTTTGTTTTGAGAAACTGTTTAAAACATCGGTTATGAATAAATCTAATCTGGATTTTAATTGTTTTAGTGTTATCTCTGGGAAATCGTCACCAATTAAACCTTTTGATTTATATTCCGAATAAACTTCTTTTATTTTTTGGTACCCACGACTAACCGTTTTTTTACTGATACTTGATACGTTTGTTTGATTATCTGTCGTTGTGAATTTAACTGTACTAACATTACTGTTGTACATATGTGGTACCGACATTAATGAAGCCCAATTTATATACGAAAGTAATGTGTATTTATAACCATAAAATTTTAATTTAATTACAAAGTTTCCACTGGACGGTTGGAATGTCGATGTGAAGGACTGTAACATTATAGGGTACTTAACCGCTTTACCATAATACCCTTTAAGTGTTAGTGTAAATTGGGGGTATGGTAATTGAAAGAAAGCGGCGTATGGTGAGTTGTCCCCCCCTTCAAATAAAGCTCTACCCTTAACGTCCTCTAATGTAATATCAATAACCGGTAAATAGTCTAGTCCAACTGAAACATTTATGTCAACAATACCAAGTAATCCATTATCAATTGATCCTGGTTTACCGTTACTATACGTTTCTTGTGTAATATAATAATCACCCTCTTTATTTGGGTTTTGTATTGAATTTAATTTAGGTTGGTTCACTCCTTGTCCGGTTAAGGATCCCTTACCTGTTACCTCATCGGTGTATGAATTATCTAAAAATGTTTTAAATCCTGGGTTTAGAAAATTAATTTTACCAACTGAAATTGTCCTAACTTGATCATTAACCGCGGTACCTAACGCTAGTTTAGTTCTTGGTAATACATTACACTCTAGGTTAGCGTAAAAAACTAAATCTTCTTGTTTAACAAATCTTTCCGAAACATTCCCTAAATCATCAATTACTTTATTTGGGTCTATTACGGTTATGTTGTCGTAGTCGTATTCTACTAATATATTTTCACCGTTACCTACCATAATAGAAGAAATGATTGTCTAATTGAGTTTTATAGTCTTGTAAAGAACTTACTAATGGAAATGGAATTGTCAATACTGTACCGTCAGGAATATTACTTTCTAGTCCTCCAAGTTGGGGGTTAGCTGTTTGAATTAGCCATCCAAAGAATGGTGTTCCATAGTATTGTTGGGATATTTTATCTAACCTAGATTGATTAGCTACGTAAATATGTTTTTTATCGGATGACTTTGATGGTAAAGTAATATACGGAACCACGGTTTGTTCACCGTTAATTAAAAATTCATTATATCTGTTATAATATTGTGATCCCATAATTAATTTAATTTAACTTTACCATTAAATGTTTTTTTATCTTGATTCAAATTAAGATTTGAATATAACTCTTTTATTAGTTTATTTTTTGAGTTTAAATCGGTAGTTGGTGGTGTTTTATAATTCACGGTATTTCCTGGTATATTTGTTGTATTTTCAATATTGTAATTTAAATATTTTTGGTATGATTCAGTTTTAAATAATAATGTGTCAATTTCACTAACCTCATTGTTGTGTATTGTTGTATATATGTTTTTTAAAAAATCACATAATTCTTTAATTTTATTGGCCGCATTTTTTGTTTTAACTTCATTCCCATTTGTTAAATCTGTCACAAATAAATTATACTTACTATCATCTAAAAAGTAATCAGACATTGACAAATAAAATCTATTAGCTTCTTCACCAGGAAAAGGATTTTTATAATATGATGAGGTTGATGTTTTTGGATCGTACTTACTTGGTTTTAAAATAAAAGCTTCTAAAAACTCATAGAAGTTTTTTAATATATTTGACACACCTAACCTATAGGATAAATCCAATTTACCACCCTGTTTAAAATATGTATCACCACTTAAATCATATGATTGTGGTTCATTATTTTGTGTTAACACTCCGTCAAGTTTATTCATCACAACGTCCATCTTTCTTAGTGAATATATTAAATTCTCTTCAACTTTGACAATTTGATTTGAGGTTGTTGTTATTACTTCTTTTAAAAATTCCTTTCTTGTGTTTACTTTGGTGATTAATTTTTCCGTTACCTCTCGTAAAACTTTTTTATCCATAGATGGATTAGATTTAATAGCCATCGTAATTGGGTCTTTATTATCGGTTACATCTTTAACTACGTCTTCAACTAAATCATCCACAAATTTTTCAAAAGAATTAGGTTTACCATATAACTTAGTTGGTCTTGGTGATAGTATCCCGGTAGTAAATTCGGATATTACACCATCAATATAATTTCTTTTACTATTAGTTAATTGTACAATACCGTAGTTTGTTGTTTTTAATAATGTACTTAATGAATTGGGTACTATCTTAAAGTAATCTATAAGTTGTTCATTTAATTTTGTAAGAATTACATCATATGATATTGTACCGGCTGTCACACCATCAATTATTTTACCAATTGTTTCCCCACCTTTTTTAGGTTCTTGGTTTACAATATCCTTTGTGGTTACTTTTTTCTTTAATTCTAATATCCTATTAACAACCAAATTATCTAATGTTGTTTGACTTTCGATGTCGGTAGCTGTAGCTCTTTCATCATAAACTTCGGTATTAGCGTAATAATTAAATGAAAGTGCGTTTTGTAGTTGGTCTACCGGTTCTTTTAGTCCGTGACCACCAATAAAGTTAAATCCTAAACTTATCTTAGCTATCATTGGTTGTACACCAATACCTTCAGGGTTCATATCGTAAATCAACGGATCATACGTTATACTGAGGTTAGTTGGGATTATTTTAGTGTGGTAGAAGTCACCAATTCTAAGTACTAGTACTGGTGGTGTACCAAACGATGTGTTAAGTGCGTCATTTGTTTTTGGTCTACCGTCAGTACCAATAACCGGTATTGATTGTCCAGGCCTAACACATTGATTTAAGAATGTTAATCTGGAGTTTAACCCTTCCGGTGTTGTTGAATGAAAGGTTGGATTAAAGTATTTTATTTTTTCCTTAATACTATCAAACACCATCGGACTTTCTTTTTTGATCACCTCAAAATAATCACACTCAGAAAATAATGTTCTAACTACTTTTTTAGATATCCCATCTTTAATTTTTTGTTGGATGGTTTTTGTTGGTAGTGGTTTAATTGGTTGGGTGTTCACTTGTGGGACATCAACTGTAATTTCGGGTGCTGTGGTTGTTTGTACCGTTTCAACTGGTTTTACAACTTCTTTCACAACCGCTTTTATTTGTGAGATAACAACCCTACGACAAGCCATAGCTGGTATAGAATATTTTTTACCAGCTGACTGGGATGTCATTTTAACACCGTTGGAGTCATAACTAACTATTGGGGTTCTACAATTAACATCTTGTTGTGGTGGTATTACGTCATTTAATTCTGGGTTATTAGGGTCTGGTGTTAAAGTAGCGTCAATAGCTTTAGCTATTACAGTTCCCTCACCAAGAGTATCACTCTTTAAGAATGTGATTTTTCCGTCTTTCTCCCATTCAGCGAATGTTTTTTCACCGATTTTTTGAGCTCTAAACCAACGTTTTACCGCGTCATCTCTTCTTATTGATATGTTTATATTATAATCGTCAGTATTTGGTGATGAAGCTGAAGCTATTAACTTTAATTCAAATGTACCTTTTTGTTCTGATACCACCTTTGTTATTTTAGGTATTAAAACATCTTGGATTTTTTTATAGTTGGCTTCAACAACTTTATTGAAGAAGTCAGGTACAGATGATCCAGAATATGTTTTATCAGTTCTAACTTCATAGGGTGCGTTGTTTATATATGTATCCTTTTTACCAACATATAAATCATACCACTTGTTATATGGTTCTTTACCGTCGGTACCGGTATCATTTTTACAAGTAGGACAGTTATTGTCAAAATAGAAACCTAAATCTATAATGTCATTAAATTCACTACTCACATCTTTATCAACTGTTTGTTCTTCGGTAATTGTTCCATTACCCCCAACTCCATCCTGATTCGTACCAGCGGCACCTTCAGCGTTTTCTTTTATTAAAATGTTTATAACCGGATCGGGTCTTATTTCGACCGCTACTGATTGTAGTTCCTCATCGGTTAATCTTGGACTCTTAAGTATGTCTTGATAAGTATATAAGTCACTTACTGGTATTTGATTGAATTTAGCCGCTAATTCATACAAATCATATTTAACACAACCAGCGAAAAATGAATCCATTATTGAATCAATTCGTTCTTTTGGTATATTTTTTAATTGTTCCGTAACAATTTTATTCATTATTTGGGGGTGGTCAACAACTATTTTCCAACTAATCGTTCCACTACGACTTGTGTTTTTATATGTGTATATTGGTTCAGGTCGTCCAAGGAAATTTGTTTGATTAAAATCAGGTTTACTATCATCGGAGAATTGTAAATCATACGGTGGGAACCACATGATTCTACCCCCATTTGGTCCTTGTTCACAAACAGGTAATTCACTAACGGTGTATCCCGGTTTATCTGAGGTTCTCCAAGCTAAATTCTCAATCGAGAACATATACTTTTTAACTTTATTATCAATAATGTTAGTTGATCCTGGATTTTTTAATGGAGCTATATTTAAATTGTATGTATTATCCAACACAGAGTAACTAAATCGTCTATTGGCTATTGTTATACCTTCAGTCTTTTGTAAGTCATCATATGTAAAATACGGGGTATCTTTAGTGAAAACTCTACAATACTCAATACCCTCCTCAACACCTGTTGTGTCGTTTGTATATGAAAGTACTTGTGATCCTTTGGTTAGTTCCTTATACCCATCGTTAAACACCTTTGAGACCTGGTTAATTGCGTTACCCACATGTTTTAATCTAGCTATACCAGAAACGTTATCAGCTGAGTCGATTAACCTTTGTGTGTTATCCAAAATGGATCCTGGTTTAAATTCACCCACTTCGGTAGATTGGTACTGATTATACTGAGTGGTTAAACTTTCAAACCCAGGATCTAAACTACCTTTCTTACCATTTTTACCAACTCTAAGTCCAGCGTCACCCTTGTACTTTGGTGATGTCCAAACCATTTGACCGGTAATACCCCCATCGTTAGAGTACGATTTACCTTTTAATCCGAAGTTTAATTTACTTTCATTACCTTCATATAAAATACCAAGTTCAGATGGACCGTATACTAATGATTGGGTTTGTTTACCAAATCTATCTACGGGTACCTGATTAGCTGGTGATGTTATTTGTGAAGGTTCAGCGTCTTGACTACCGACATAATACCCACCGGTATTTGGTCTATCTTCATCAAATAAACGACCAATAGCGGTTGTTAGTCCTTGGGTTAGTCCTCGGTTATAAGCTGGTTTATATCTATTATAATCTAAACTTTTAAATAATACAGATCGTTGACCGTTACCTGTATTTTGTACGAAAGTCTCTGACGGGTTTCTAAATTTGTTTAATACCGGACCTAAGAATCCACCTGTGAGTTTATTCACCACACCAAGTGCTGATTCAACCTGGGGACTTTGTATTGGGTCTGGGTCATTAAAATAATCACCAGGAATAAATGATACCGGAAAATAAGTTCCAGTCAATCTATTAGCTAATGATACAGCAGCTAATACTGGTGATTCGGGTACGGTAATTTTCCAATCCTTATCAAAAAAAGGTTGTTTACCTGTCGCCACCATAGCAGCTGTGAACGGATCTTGTAATGTGTCTAAATTAAATCTACCTACAGTAGCTTGTGATATTTCAGCGGCAATCCTTTCTTGGAAAGCACCCTTTAGTTGTGTTGATCCTATTTTAACAATAAAACTATCTTGTGATAACAAACCATTAGATCCTGTTGGGTTGTCCTGGAATATCATTGAGAACGTACTGTACGATGAATTGATAAACATGTCGGCGTACGGTAGGAAATATTGATTAACGTTATAGTTATCTGTTACAATATATAAATCTTTATACCCATCTTCTGGACCAAATATGTTTTTTACATAAGCTGAATCAATAAAAAATTCATTAACCAACTCTAGATTTGAGTCGTTTATATCGTAAGGACCTTGATTTGGGTCAACGGGTAATAAATTATTGACATTTATTGGGTTATCAAACCCACCATCGGGTCCATACTCATTTAGTGGGTAAACCGAATTAGCGAATTGATTTGTGGATACTAGATTGTTTGGTGAATCAACAACACTAAAAACATTTAAATTTGTTTGTTGTACAACGTTTGTTACCGGACCAAAAACCCCAGTAACAGAGTATGGTGGTAAGTTTTTAACTAATAGGTTATTCCTAAAAGATTCTGTTGATACAAATGATAGTGAACTTGACATTCTCCTTTTATTTTATAAATACGATTTGGGTTCATTTTTTAATGTTTGATTAGTTTCTTAATCCACTATCTTTCACCTCAAACAATTTATTTAACCAAGATTTTCCTTCAGCTGTACTTAACCAGTTGTTAATTGTGTTTTGGATCTCGGTTGTTGACATGTTTGTTAATGTACCGGAACCTGTTATTGTTATGTTAGCGTTAACTGTTGATTTTGTTATTATCTCTTTCTTTTCAATAACTTCTTTTTTTGCATTCAATTCCTCAACAATTAACTCAGCTTGGGTTTTTTTTGGTTTTGGGTTTAATTGGTTTTCGTACGTTTTTGTTAACTCTTGTCGATATTCTTTGATAAATTCGTCAAACTTATTTTTAACACCCGTTTGGAAATTTTTTTCTAAATTACCCATAGATGTGAAAGCGTTTTTAAAAGCTTCAAAAGATCCTGTCTCATCTCCTTTAGCTAATTTTAAAGCCGCATCTTCTAATAACCCACTAAACTGATCAACACCAGTTCTAATAGTTTCTGTTGTTACATCTCTGGTAGCTATTTCGGTGTATTTTGTTTGGACTTTAGTTAAAGCATCAAAAACACGTTGGACGGGTGCTGCGGTAGCTTTACCAAGTGTTAATTTACCCAACAAAGAACCAAGATTAGCGTTTATAGCGTCTAATGTGTTTAATTGATCATAAGCTAATTCCTCCAAACTTTTATTTTGGTCGGCAGCTTGTTCTCTTAGTTGTTCAATTTCTTGTGGTAGTAAATCTTCCACTTTTTTAGTGACTTCTTTACCTTGTTCATCCCTAACCTTAATAACCGCGGTTCCACCTGATAGTGTTGCTAATGAAGCGATCATTTCTCGAGTTTGTTCGTCTTCTGTACCAACTAATGATGGAAATTTAATCTGTTGTAGTTTTTTATCGAAGTCGGCAGCTCTTATTGACATTTTTGTCAATTCTGAAGCTGGTATATTCAATTCACTAGCTATTTCCCTAATCCTACTTTTAGCACCTGGTAATATTTCAAATTGTTGGGTTTTTTCATTAAACGTTGTCCATTCTTTAGTAATATTAACTAATTCCTTTTCCAATTGTTCTGGGTCATTACGTGCTAAATCCATAGCTCTTAATGGGTCTAAAAGACCATTAGCTGTAACCCCCAATCTTTGTAACCCAGCTGCCAACTCAATCGCACCTTCCGGGTTAAATACCTTCTCAGCAATAGCAAATACGTGTGACATATCAACACCTAGTCTAGAAGCTTGAGCTGCCATCTTAGCTAAACCTTTAACACCGTTTTCAAAATTGTAAAGATTCATTTTGTCTAGATTAGTCAAAACACCTTTTGATACCGCTTGTACACTAACACCCACGTTTTTAGCGTAATCAATAACTTCCTTCATTCTATCACCAGCGTCATATATTGACACACCAACGTCTCTAAAACTAGACGCAAGTGTTGTGATATCTTCACCGGTTAACCTACTTACCGCTGATAACTCAACAACGGCCTCTTTCCCAACCATAGCGTTTGTCCCTAAACTTTTGGTAATGTCTATTACGGCTTGGGTAGATTCTTCTTGACTAAAACCCATTTTAATCAATTCAGGTGTGGTGTCAGCGATTAATGTTTTAAATTCACTCAATCTTTGTTTACTTACACCAAAAGCGTTTTGTATTTTTGTGGCTTCTTCATCTAAAAATTTTAAGGAATTAAGTTCGGTAATTGAGTCAGCTGATATCTCAAGTATTTTTTCCATACTTTTGGTTACATTTACCAAATCACCCATACTACTAACGAACGATTGATTCAAATCAAAAGCTCGTGACATTGTTGATTGGTATTTTTGATACCCTTTAAATTTCTCAAATTCTGGATCTAGGGTGGAAGTACTTGATATAGCCATTTAATAATATTTAATGATAAATATTTTTAGTTTCGTTTTCCTTCATTAAATATTTTTTCAAGAAGATATTTACGAACATACGTTGGGATTTTAAAGAATTCACCGTACTGTACTCCCAGGTGTTTGGCAAGATAATAATATTCGTCTAATATAACTTTTGAGTAATCAGAAGAAAGGCCGAAAAAATTCCACCCCAAAGGCAAGACTCACGGTCACCTTTTCTCCAGACGGGGCTACAATTTCTTTTTTTAGGTCTAATCTTGGTTCGTTGTCTCTTAGAAAATTTCTAATGTGTTTTGAATCTCCGATTGGCATATTTTCACAGAATGTGGATATATCGTTTCGATCTGGATTACCATTTAACTCCACAACCATTCTATTTAATCTTGTGGTTACTGTTGGTGTTACACGACCAGCTGGGTAACTATCTAGAATTTTATCAATTTCAATTGTGTCATAAAGTGACAAAAATTTAACTTTAACCGTATTCTTTGAAAATGGTAATGTTAGGGTAAATGTACCGTCATCATTTGGTTTCTCTTTAGATTGAACAATATTCATCCTATCTAACATTATTGATGTTTCAAATTGTTTACCGGTTTTTGGATCCTCAACACTTAATTTATATTCAGGACCAAATGATGTATTTCTTAAAAATATTAATATTGATTCAACGTCACCTTCTAAAAGTTCTTCGGGTCTAAGTTCTCTCTCATATAACTTATTTCTAAGTAATGGTAAAACAATAGCTTCCTTTATTGATTTACGACTATCGTTATTTAGTAAAATGTTTTCATCTGAAGCTGTTAGATATCCAATCTTAACACTTTTCTTTTTAGATTTATAAAATATTCCACCAGAAGGTAATTCCAACACGTCGTGTGGAAGATTAAAGTCAGTCTGACCGTAATTAACTATATCATTTGTTTCCATTGTTATTTGAAATTAGGTTTTATTATAATAAAAAATCCGCATACACTAATATAGTACACGGATTTCAATATAAGTAAATATTATTTAGTAAACTAATATACAACGGTCCATACGGATACTAGCTGAGATTCCAGCTATTTTGTCACTTGAATAATCTAGTGTTCCACCATCGTAACCAAGTAAGAACGCTCCCTCCAAAATCCACTTTTCAACCACAACTCCAGTTGGGTCTAACATTTCAAGATCAACATTCTTTTTGTAACCAGCTGCGTAACCCATACGACCTGTAACTGATTCAGCACATAAACGAATCCATTCCATAACCGCTTGTGAAGCTGAAGGTCCAATTGGATCTCTAAACTTAACGGGGATTTCTTCCCAGTTGAATCGTCCAGCTACATATGTTGAGGTATTTAAGAACGGGATTTCAGTCGAAGCTATTTTAAGTTTCGGTCTTGAAGTACTCTCTACGTACCATTCATTGATACCTAAAGATGATGGGAATCTAAGAATCCAACGGTTCTCACGTTTAGGTTCATAGGGTATAGGCATTTTCATTAATAAATCAGCCATAGTAAATTTTTTTAGTCTTGTTTATTTTCATATAATAAATATACCAAAAAAATTTTTTATTCTATTGACTTTTATTTTTTTTATTTATATAATTGCCAGCAAGCTAGCTTTTTATATTAATAATAATTAGCTAGCTGCTAATAAAAGATATATAAATATAATAATTAATTAGCTAGCTGCTAATAAATTATAATAATTAATTAGCTTTTGCTAGGTCAATCTTAACTTTTTTACCGTTTTTTGTGTGGTAAATACTAATATTGAAGTCCTCCCGGAAAATTTTATCTCGAATTAAATTAACATTATCTATATCATCATCTGAAAATCCTATTGATGGTTTAATGTTAAAATCCAAATTAACGTAAGAAACAAGACTAATCCTTACTTTTTTTGATTGTTCCTCAATGTAATTTAAAAAATCATTCATCGCTTTAACTTTACCCTCCGATGGATCCGACATTGTACCATGTAGATAAGTTATTGGGTAGAACCTACACTTATCCAAATAATCCTTAATTAACCAGTCATAATCATTATTAAATTTTGAGTTGGTTATTATATGATACCCAATTAGATTATTTATCAATTTATCCCTGTCAATTCCCTCGTATGATATATCTATAAGATTTTTTATACCATTTTTAATTGTTTCTGGGTTGTGACCCCTAGCAGTAATAATTGAAAATATTGATCCGTTGTTTATGGCCTCAACAAAGTCTTTCCAAATATCTGATGAAGCTATCTTAGCTTTCTTAATGTCCATCATAAATCTATCGTCACCGCCCTGTAGGAAATCCCTAAACGGTTCATTATCATACCCAACAATTAAATTACCATTAAATTTAAATTGTCTTTTACCGATTATAGATTTCTTAAACGAGTATTCATATGTTGGCATACCAACGACACGATCATCCTTTGTTTTCAAATAAACCATTGTTGGCATTTTTAATATATTGTCATCCCAATCAAAAGCGTAATACTTCAATCCAAAATCGGTGATATTTTTCATAAATTAATTTTAAAGGTTAACAAATATAAATAAAAAAAGGGAGATAATCAAATATCCCCCTTAATTTTTTTAAACTATTTGTTTTTTATACATCATCAAACGAAGCTCCGGTTGGTGTGATATAGAATGTTATATCAATAAACTCAAGAGATCTTGTTGGTTTAATGTATATTTTACCAGTCATCTGATTTCTATCTAAGTCAGAAGTATCTGATGATACTGTAACTCGGAAGTCATATAAACCTCTATCTCTTCTAATTGCGTCTAAGATTGGATTTACTGAGTTTAAGAAATCTTGTCTAACTTGTTCATCGTTTTGGTCAAACAATAACCTTACAGATACCGCAGAAATCAATTTACGTGCTTGTAGTAGTAATCGTCTAACGTTAATTCTATCAAGTGCTGATTCACGTACCTGTAAAGTTTTATTACCCCATATAACTGTACCAACATCAGCGAAGGTAGCGATTGGGTTAATTCTACCCGTATATAACACGTCTCTATCTTCTTGTGTTAATTTTTTACGAGCTTTAATTGAGTTAACAATACCTCTCGTGTAACCTGCCGCTGCGAACCATGGGAACGCTATGTTGTCAGTTAAAGCTAAGTTTCTTGTAACCTCAGCTGTAGGTGGTATGTAAATTTGTGTATTGTTTACCGTATCTCTTGTTAATACCCAAGGGTAATAAGTAGCTGTGTAATTCGAATCAAGTCCGATTAACTCAAGATTATCAACCGCTTCCTGTGGGTATATTAATCCATCCGTTCCGGTGGTTGTTGGTAAATATAAATTATAATCTGGTGTTGTTGTGATATACAAAGAGTCCGCTCTGTCGTTCTCGATCATATCTATCGCTGACTCAACCAAATTACTATTATTTACATAATCAATACCAGGGGTAACAAATACATTAATGTTAACAGATTCTGGATTGGAGAATGTTTTAATACCTAATAGGTAAGCGTAATAATCTGTGTTAGCGAATTCAGTTGTACCATCACCAACAGAGATTTGTTTAAACGCTCCCCATCCAGATGCGTTAGGGTACCTATCACTAGGACAAGCTCCATTCAAGAATCCGGATTTACCTAAAACAAACTCATCCTTATTTGTTCTATATTCTCTATAGATATCCCAACCATCAAAACCACCTTGTACTAATAAAGTAAATTTACGAGCGTACAGTCTATAATATGGGTTTGCGGTATCTGTTGGTTCACTACTAAACGAAGCGTCACCAACATAGAATCTAGGTGTTCCACTTGTTGAGAATCCGTTTGAGATTGTAATTCCACTAGCGTTTTTATCCATGTGGAATCCTTTACTTAAATAGGACCACTCAACACCATCAATGTCACAAGAAGAACTAGGATTTCGTTTACCTTTATATTCGTAGTAACTACTGTCATACCCAAAACTATTTGAGATACCTAGATATGTTCTTCGAATATTATCACCAGGTTCTGTGGTAGCGTCATCATTACCATTAGCAAATCCAAATGGTGGGTTAAAGAAAACTTCACCAGGGAAGAAATATTTTGTTTTGATGATAGGGAATGGAGATCTAACACCATCGTACTGACGGAAATTATACCCATCAAAACCACAAGGTAGTGAATCATTAGGTGCGTCCTCATTAATCTCAATCATTATGTATTTTGAATTTAATTCGTACTCACCGTCAAGTGTACCAATTTTTTTAGCTACAAAACTATTTTCATTTGGATTCATTGAACAGTTTGTGAACTTTTCTAAAACCACGGGGTTTGAATCCGTATCATAGTAATCCCTAACTAAAACATCAAATGTTAAATTATTAAATGATATATTAATAATTGATATTTTTACTTGTGTATTCGCTGCGTCACCATCAGATACTGTGTAGAATTTAAATAGATTATACACTTTAGTACCCCTCAATTCGGAAACAACCCAAGGTGAGTTAGCTGATTGATATCTATCTAAATACCACCCTATTGAATCCGAAGTTTCACTTTGAGCTGAATCTAAAGCTACTAATTCAGAATTAATACCCCTAATGTATCCTTTTCTAAAACCAAAGTTCAATAAAGATTGGAACCTCTCCTCTAAAAATACAGGAACAACACCTTTAGGTTTACCAAAGTTGTCGGTACCAAATACTTTAGTTACGTAGTTTGAGTCAGATATACTGAAAGATGTTTCAAATGTAAAGTTAGTTCCATTATCATTTGTTACATTGACAGCAAATGGTAAATATGGATTTTTGGTAGCTCCAGAATAAATCCCAGATACATTTAAAGTTACGTTATTAATGTTTGAAACTTCATAACCTGGGTTTTCACTAGATGTATAATTTGATAAACCTCTAGATCTTAAAGTAGCGATAACTAAATCATCATACTCAGTATATGAAGTACCGGTATATGTGTAAATTACACCAATCAACGAACCAGTGTAACACTCAACAATTAGTGGAACTGGTGTAGCTGTTGGAACTGGGGTCGGAATAGGTGTAACACAAGGGTCTGGTGGTGGTGGGGGTGGTGGTACAGGTTGTGTAGTTGTTGTTGTCACAGGTGTAACATTTGTTAATCCAGTAATATATGAAAAGAATGAGAATCCTGAATACTCACCATTACCTGTATTATCAAATTGTGAATAATACCAAGGGTCGTTAAACGCTGATTCCAAATCAGTATCATTTAGTGATACATCAGGAACACCATATACATTTGTTTCAGCTGTAAACACAGGTGATAGTATATTATAATCCTCAGTATCAATTGATCCGAAGTAACTAATTGTTGTAGCTTCAGCTAATGACTGATCGACAGATCCTATAACGTCATATATTAAATCATTTAAATAATCGTTTATTGATGAGGTGGACCCGTTGAATTGTTCAAACTGTAGATTTAATTTTTCTAAAATTAAAGGATCAATTCCAGACACATCAAATGTTGATTGACCAGTTGAATTTGTACAAGCTGTAAAATTGAATGTATATCCAATTTTTTCATACTCATTACAAGCTGGTAAACAATCCACGATAACTGGATCGGTACAATATCTACCAATTGTGTTAGGATCAACATTAGCTTTAGTCATGATTGACCAAGATGGTCCAGCGTCATAACCAGATAAACCCAATACTCTAGTTACAAACAATTGATTTGATTGTTGTAAATAAGCTTTAGCTATATAAGCCGCTTCATATTTAGGGATTTGTGTGTTTATAAATTTTTCAGGTGTTGTACCCCCAAAGTAAGTCTGGAACTCATCGTAATTTCTAACGAATATTGGTTCAAAAGCTGGTCCTTTGATAGTTTCACCTACGATACCTAAAGTGGTAACACCGACACTTTGAGCTACAAAACTCAAATCGACTTCAGACGTATACACTCCAGGTGATACAAATACTTTACTGTTAGTAGCCATTTTCTATTAATTGTTTATTCTTTTATTTTAATAATAAATATTGACGTTTTTTGTAAAAACTTTACTTATCAAAAAGTATTTATATATTGGTATGATTTTTTTCTACCTTTTTTCTACCATGGATAACAACAAGAAAATAAAGAACTTAAAGATATCACCAGAGGTACATTCTGTATTAAAAAAATACTGTGATAAACGAGGTATTAAAATGTATAAGTTTTTGGAAAATTTAATAATGGAGAAGTGTAAAGATAAAAAGGATATTTACGGTGAAAATTAAATTAATTCTTCATTAAATATAATCTCAGACGGTTGTGTGTTATCTAATTTTGTAATAACAACCCTAACAAGATCCCCATTATTGATTTGAATTTCCGTAATATCGTTACCATAAAAATCATCATTTATGAATACCTGGTAACTGTCAACATTTTTGTCACTAACATAATGTAAATTAACGACGTAATCGTAAGTCTTCTCATTAACCAAATTACCGACCGGATAAGTAAACAAGGACGTACCTGGGGTTGGGGGGATTTCTTTTCTTATTTTTTTCCTTTTAACTTTTGTATCCGTTTCATACATTTGAAATACTCGTGTTAAAGCTGGTTTCACCTCAAACTCATCTTCATCAATTAAAAATCCAAGTAATGTGAAGTTGTATTTTTGAATATAGAATTTTCTTTTTTCCATATCCATAACCGATTCGTCTTGTATGTCGTCATTAATAATTGGAATATAATGTCCTTTAATTACTTGGTACGCTTGTCTTGACGCGAACTTCTCGATAATAATTTGATTAAATTTATTTAACTCCCTCATTCTATTACATACAATAGCTACCGTATATTTAATATCTACCGGGACTGGTTGTGGTATTTTATAAATGTCCATCCCATGTCTTTGTCCATCCCATGTTGGAACCTGAGCGTAATAGTACATTCTTCTATTTGGTATGTTATATAGTGTAGCTGGATTGGTACCAAATTTAACTTCCGGTGTTCTTATTACCGTTATAAATGGGGGTTCAGCGTTTTTATCTATATTTTGAAAGTCCCAAGACTCGGTAAACTGAGACCAATTCTGTGTCGTTAAAAGTATATCAACCATCGGTACAACACTACCCTCAACTACACATCTTAACTCATCACGTACAAAATCTAAAAACCCCCGATCTAAATCAGCGTGTAATAAACTTTTTGGTAGGTAAGTACCATCCATAGAAATCATGTCAGCCATTTCATGTCTTCTAGGTAATAAAGTTTTCTTATCAATAAGATCTATATTCTTCTTTATTTTTTTAGGTAATCCCATTTTTACAATCCTCTAAATTCGTTAGGTCCAACAGGTGAACCAATTATTGTTCTATAGAATGGTTTATACCCCCTATAGTTATGTTTTGTGTCGGAAACAACACGACCATCATTTACCACTGTGTAATATCTAACAAAAGTCTCACTTTCATAGTACCCAATGTAATCCCCAAAACTAATGTCAATTTCCAAATTCTCCAATGTTTTTTGATACACCGATACCGTAATATTCCCAGGTTCCATCTGATCCATTTTGGTTGTACCCAATGATTTATTCTCAGGAGCTGCTATACCGACGTAAGCGTTAAACTCAACCGGAGGTAGAAATTTTATCCCATCAGATACCGTCTCACCGTACACATCATCAGTTTTTGTTTTTGTTCTATCAATTCGATATAGTATACAGGTGAAGTTCATATCACCAACTAACCACTCCTCACCCATGGAAATTTCAAGGTCATAATCACTATCACCAAAAAATTTTCCTAACCTTGTTATTGGAATTTTATTCGACATTGTCAACTTTTTATTGATAAATATTAAAATTTTTGTTATTTTTAAAATAAAAGGTATTTTGGATATCGGACAACAACTAATAGAACACAAAGCTTTAGACTTACTCGACGTGTATTCCGGGTCGAATAATTATATATTGTTTTTAAAAAACAAAAAAGAAACAAATAAAAAATTTTACCCGACTAGAACTCAAGCTGACTACATTGTAAATTATTTTGACACCATACCAAAAGTGGCTAGAAAATGGGTTGAGTTGGATACATACTTCGCACAAAAATTTTCAGAGGAAAAATATCTATTAAAGGTACCAGAAAAGGTATACGTAGAGAAACTTCTTGTTGAGAAAGATAAATCGTACCATATATGGGCTAAATTCTTTGAGGAGGATCAACTAAGTGAGTTTTGGGTTCCAAAATCATCACTAATTAAATCACAAACCACAAAGGACGTAACTATAGATTACTCAAAGTATTCACATAGACCACCCCTACAACATCAAAAAGAAGCGATTGAAAAACTTGTTGGGTCCAGAAGATATATTTTAGCTGACGATATGGGTCTTGGTAAAACAACATCAACCATCATCGCAGCACTTGAAACAGGATCCAAAAAGATACTGATAGTGTGTCCAGCGTCGTTAAAAATAAATTGGCAGAGAGAGATCGAGAATTATTCAGACAGAAGTGTTTATATCTGTGAAGGTAAGAAATTTTCAACCGAACACGATTTTGTTATTGTTAACTATGACATTATAAAAAATTTCCACGATCCCAAGAATCCAAACGAGTCGTTAATTACTCAGTCAAATTTTGATTTGGTTATTATGGATGAAGCACACATGATTTCAAATACCCAAGCACAAAGAACCAAAGTTATTAATAATTTTGTGAAAGGAATTAAGTATGTTTGGTTATTGACTGGTACACCAATGACATCCAGACCTATGAATTATTATAATTTGTTATCGATAATTGAAAGTCCGGTAGCTCAAAACTGGATGGCGTACGCCATAAGGTATTGTCAGGGATACCAATTCAGAGCTGGTAACAGGAAAGTATGGAATGTTTCGGGAGCCTCAAACCTGGAAGAATTACGTGACCGAACATCAAAACAAGTTTTACGACGATTAAAGGAGGATGTGTTGGATTTACCTGAAAAAATAATATCCCCAATTTATTTAAGATTAAAATCAAAAGAGTATGAGGAAGTTATGGGTGAATACTATGATTGGTATGATAAAAATCCAGACGAATCTTCATCGTTAACTGTACAGTTTTCTAAATTAATGAAGGTTAGAAAAATCATCGCGAATGAAAAAGTTAACCAAACAATTGAGATTGCTGAAAACATTATTGAACAAGGTAAGAAAGTTATTATTTTCACAAACTTTACAGACACACTCCAGTTAATACACAACCACTTCAAAAAAGAATCGGTATATCTTGACGGTAGTTGTTCAAAACAACAAAGACAACACTCCGTTGATCAGTTCCAGGAAAATGAAAAAATAAAAGTTTTTGTTGGGAATTTAAAAGCTGCTGGTGTTGGTTTAACTTTAACATCCGCTGAGGTTGTCATAATGAACGATTTGTCATTTGTACCGGCGGAACACTCCCAAGCTGAGGACAGAGCTTACCGATACGGTCAAAAGAATAATGTCATTGTTTACTACCCCCTATTTGACAACACAATAGAAGGTATCATATATGATATATTAAATAATAAAAAACAAGTTATTAGAACCGTAATGGGTGATGGGGAAATAGAACAAACTAGTGGTGACATGGTTGAGGAAATTTTAAATCTAATAAACAAACGTAGATAGTCATCTTTTATTATTGGTAATATTTATCATTAATGAAAGTTAATGTCAAACATATTAAATGTGATATGTCTTCGGAAGATAGAAAATTAACCGACGACTTTATCAGATACCTACAGAAAAAAATTCCGATTAAACGTGAAATTACCATAAATTTTGTTGGTGAAAGAATTGGTAGTATGTCAACTGGTGGTCACCACCCAGAACGAGGTATAAAAGTTCTAACAAAAAATAGATTAAACCGGGACATATTAAGAACATTAGCTCATGAATGGGTTCACGAATACCAACGAGATGTTTTGAAACGTGAACGTGGTGAGGATATTGGTGGACAAAACGAAGACGAAGCTAACGCGTACGCTGGTCGACTGGTTAAAATGTTTGAAAGGGACTACCCACAATACGAAAATTTAGTTTATGAAAGTTTATATGGGGTTGAAAAAAAACTTAACCTAATCAGTGAACAATTAGTGATTCAGGAAAAAACAAATTTAAGATCTGAATTACTTATGGAAATGAAAAAAATTGGTATAGAAAGATTACCATATTCATATTCATCAATGAGTCAATTTGTGGATCCAAAAACAATGGACATCCATTATAACAAACATTATAAAGGGTATGTTAAAAAACTTAATGACGCGTTGTCCAAAAAAAACTACAAAGGTGATTTAGAATTGGAAAGTATTATTAGAACCATAAGTAAGTATAACGATACAATTAGGAACAACGCTGGGGGTGCGTTTAATCACGCGTTGTTCTGGAAAATGTTATCACCAAAGAAACAAGTACCAAAAGGTGAAGTTTACGAGAAAATCACAAAACAATACGGGAATATTAAAAAAATGAAAGATGAATTTGAATCGGTAGCTAAAGATCGATTCGGATCTGGATGGGTTTGGTTGGTATTAACCAAAACAAATAGATTGAAAATTGTATCTACACCCAACCAAGATAACCCATTAATGAATACAGTTAAAGATGGGGGGTACCCAATTTTAGGTTTAGATTTATGGGAACACGCTTATTATTTAAAATACCAAAACAAACGTGATGAATATATTAAAAAGTTTTGGAATCACGTTAATTGGGGATTTGTTAATGAGTTATACCTTCTTAGAACAAAACAATAAGATATTTATATAAAAACAAGTATCATGGCAATAATTCAAGAACCTGAAAGAAGTAAATTGTACACCCAAATAAGACATTTACTTGGTGCTCCACAAAGAAGTGTTGAGTTGGAGGACGAACAAATGGACACACTGTTGGAATTCTCAATCGATGAATATTCACAATACATCCAAGACTGGTTAATTGAATCCCAATGGACAAATTTATATAATCTAAACATGGATACTCAGTCATTGTCAAGAGCGTTCACAACTAGAAGTTTAGATTATGAAACAAGATATACTTACGCTTATTCAAAAATAGTTGGTCTTCAGGCCGGTGGTGATTACGTTTTGAAAAAAGATTACATCCAATTAGTACCTAATCAACAAATATATGAAATCCCAGCTAATAGGGAATTAAATGAGTTACTTTGGTTTACACCAGCTGAGTTAAATAACACTATGTTTGACCCTTGGTCATTTGGTGCTTTAGGTGTCGGTGGTGGACTAGGTGGTGGTGGTGGACTAGCACAGATGGGTAATATGGGTGGTAGTTACTTTATGATGCCGGTATTTGATATGTTATTACGAATGCAGGAAATTAACATTCAAAGAAGAATAATTGTTGGTGATTTAACGTATAGAGTTACAGCTTTACCTGATGGTAAAAAAGCTATTCACTTAATGAATACACCAGGTGGTAAGTTTGACTTCGGTAACTCAACACTCACTAGAGGTAAAGTTTGGTATTGGTATTATGACGTTGGTCCTGAAGATAGGGACAAATGTTTAAAATTAAATCCAGACATCATTACAATGCCATCTGACGTACCGTTTGATAGGATGAGTTGGGTTGACTTAAATAACCCATCACAGATCTGGGTTAGAAGATGGTTTATTGCTTATTGTAAAGAAACTTTAGCTAGGGTACGTGGTAAGTTTAGTGGGAATTTAAAAACTCCGGATGGTGATTTAACGATGGATTACACTTCATTAGCTACCGAAGCTAAAGATGAGAAAACAAAATTAATCGAGGAACTTATTGGAGCTGAAGGTAGATTAACCAGACTTAAACCAGAAAAGGTTATGGAACGTGAGGCTTTAATCGCTGAAAATCTAAACAAATCAATGAAGTTTAGAGCAATGCCAAGTCAAATTTATGTCATTTAAAATAACAAACATATCACCAAGAAAAACCGTAATGAGAGGACCACAAAGTATAAGTGTACCAGTAAATAAAAAACCGGTTAGTAAAGTAGTTGACACACCAGAATATAAAGTATCAAATGAAACTTTATTAATTGTTCGAGGTACCCAAGAATCAACAATAACTTTAAACTCGGTAGATAATCACATGATTATCGTTAAGTCATTAACAACGGTATTGGTTAAACCTGACATTGGTAAAATTGATGAGGAGTGGGACGAACTAATGATGGAAAAAGGTTCGTGTGTACAATTATTTTTTGTCGATGGTAATTGGTACATACTATCATCAGATGGACTGAAGATAGATTAAGTCACCCTCATCCACATATTTTAACATAACTGGGTCAGCGTCTTTGTACATGTGGTAAGGACTAACACCCACTTTTTCCCAAAAAAATCTTTCATCTTTTGTTATATACATAACATCCCTATCTAGATCATCCTGATCTTTCTGTTCAAATGGTTGACCGTTTATTAGTTGGGATTGTTCTTTAGTAAAGAAAGATCTATCTTCAGGTTTTGTTACCAATATGGAATCACGGATTTCTGTTTTAAACACAACTAGTAGTGGTTCCACTCGTTTGTTAAATGTAGATACAGCTCTTGGTATGTTGTATTCCCCTAACATTCCCGGATTATTTTCCAAGTCTGACGGATCAATTCTATAACAATTAAGTTGTATAACCGAATCTGAACTAGACGATCTATACGCTACATCTGTTGGTACTCCGGTGTTAGATTCTTTATTTTTAGAGTCACTACGTACCCAGTTATCGTCTGACCAGGATTTTTCCCAACCATTGTTTAATAAGTATTGTTCTTTATTCTTATAATCAGATCTTTCACCTTCTGAAAAGAACAATCTTACCTGTTCCTCACTCCACCCCCTCTTTGGTCTATTAACTTTCTGAACATCCCCCTGGGAAACTTTTGTTCCATTATTAACATAATAAATAACATCACCTAGACTTACATTTAAATTATCTTTAATAACAAGTTCCATGTGAGCTTGTCTAGACATTAAACTACCAGCTTTTGTTCTTTGTGTACTACGTATTTTGTAATCCTTTACGGTTTGTTTTATCCTACCCTTATTAGCGATCTCAGATAATGGTATTTTCTGATCACAAATCTTTTGTAAGTACTCATAGTACCACTCAATAAATTCCTGACCCTTACCATCTAATAATAACTTAATACCTTTTTCTAAGAATACCTCAATGTATTTTGGCATCTTCTTAGACTTAATACTATTACCAGTTAACTTTATTTTTCCTTTAGCTGTGATAAGAGCGTAGTTCTTTCTAGATAAATTAATACACGCTGGCCATTGACCATCAGTGTCTAGAGCCATTTCACCTCTCATCGCTAGGTCGTTAAACTCCATCACATCAGCTTCCTCACCAACATATTCCTTACCCTCAACGACTTTCCAGTTTAACCCCTTACCGACGTATCTTCTGGATTCAGTACCATCAGGTACCGAAAAGTTAATACCATCGGTATCCATCACCAACGGGACATACCCACGATCCATGAAGAAATGGATCATCATACGAAGATATTGTCTACCGGTACATGTGATCATTTCACCTTTATCGATATCAGCCCAGTGAAATACTTGTGGAGCTGATAACGCACCAAACATGGAGTTAATGAAAATCTTAACTGGTAATTGTTTACGGTCAAATGATAATGATTTTTTCTTATCTATTGTTGAATACTCTTCAGCTAAGTTTTTATACATAATACGAGAGTTCCTAAAGTAAGATAATAAACCTTTCATAACTCCAGTCACATCACACTCCGGGAATACATCGTGAACTAATTGGATTGACGGGTATAGTGAAGAGTAGTCAAGTTTTAATACATTTCTGGAGTACCCGGTTTTTATTAACCTAGATAATCCACCGACAAATTCACGTCTTTCTTGTTTACCTGGAACAGCTAATCCATTTTTATATGACCAAGCCAACATTAATATTTTCCATAGAGTAGCGGTACCCATGGTGGACACCCTCTCATATGTGGTTGGTAGTAATGACGCGAGAAGAAAAGATCCCTGATTATATTCATCATCAACCAATAATGTTTCTTCTAAGTCATCATCAAGATACCTCTCAACAATATCATCACCAGTTGTTTTTATGTATGTGTCAGACCTTCTTTCACACACCTCATCGACATTCGGATCAACACCAACCTTTTTATAATTACCATTTTTAATGTTTAACCAATATTCTTCCTTATCCCTATACATTGGACCAATTCTAGTATGGTCAATATAGATTCGATCTTCAGCTTCAGCGTCAATAAATTTTGTGATATACTTAAGACCGGCTTCCTTAATGTTTGAGTTAATCGCTTGAGCTCTACGAACTGAATGTAGTATGTCAATAACATTATAACCCCATATCTGAGTCTGGGGGAATTTCTCAACCTCATTAGCTAATTTTAGTAATGAATCTTTTTGTGATATTGATTTATCTTTGGACAATGACTTACATATTCTTTTAATATCTAAGTTTAACATTTTACACCTTTCAAATATCCAATTCCAGTCAAAGTTAAATGAGTTGTACCCAGCTACTATTGATGGTTTAATCTCGTCAATAATTCTAAAGAATTCGGTAATTCCTCTTCTTTCTTCATCCTCATCAGAACACTCAATTACTTTTTTGTATCCTTTATTTGTTTTAATTCCTATCATGAATATACGACCGTCTTTAGGTTCTAGAGCGGTCGTCTCCAAGTCGAATACAAGTCTAGTGATATCATTGTATTCTTCAAAACCTTTAAATAATCTTTTTTCTTTTGATATTAAGTATTGTTCTACCGGATTTAGAACTAATATTCTATCCTTAGTATTTTCACCCCAAGGATCCAATCCACCATCTCTAAAGAACTGAATCAAGGACCTGTAACCTTTTAATGATTTAACCATGAATGTTAATCCAGATTCCAGTCTTTCATTCCCATCGGTACGTAATTTTTCAATCATTATACCGTACTTGGTCATAGCTTGTTTTTGTAAATCCTTTGACGAGTTGTAGAAGTTTAAACCTCTTAAGTCACCCACCCAAGCGAACGCTATTAATGTGTCTCGTTGGACTGTTTTACCCTTACCGGGTACTTCTTTAATTTTGTAAATGTGATCTGATTTGTGATCAAACTCTACGGAAACAATATATTCTTCCGGGTCGTTTCCTTCTAGGAAATTTTTAATTTCTTCTTGTGATATCATTTGTTAAATTTTGGTGTATTAGCTATCGTAACCTTTACGATATTTACCTTGACCACAAAGATATAATAAAAAAATAATTAAATCAAATTAAATCCAAGACATTTCAACCCCAGTCACATGAGCTGTCCATCTAATATTATCACTAGCAACCCCAGTCACTAAAATTTCTAATTGATCTAAAGTGTTATTTGCGGAAATAGAAACATTCCAAGCAGTATTATTTTCAACGTCGGTACCCACTGTTGAAACCGCCCCAATAAGTGTGGTGTTCCCACCAACATTTTTAACAGCAACTTTTCTAATATAATGAGCTGAACAACCAACACCACATGGGAATGTTGCGTTTTCTTGAACAGCTGAAATTGATACCGTTAAAAATAAAGCTTTACCACTAGGTACTGTTAACCCTACTGTACTTGTTGGGTAATCTAAAAATAATTTAGTTGGTGTTGCTGTATTAGTTTTATTTGAAAGTAAAAACTCTACCTTTTGATTATCTCCCGGATTTGAAAACGTACCTATCGATAAACTTTGTTGACCATATCTGGATGTTAAAGCACCACAACCATAAGCTGTACTATATTCTGATTGTACTGTATTACATCTACCACCAATTATTGAACTATAAGTGGAATTTGAGGATATTCTATTTTGTATTCCGTTAATTATTGTACTATAACAAGTCCCCCCAGATATAAAATTAAGTTGACCATTACCGATCATATTAACACATCCACCACTAAAAATGTAATTTAATGCACCACCGACAATTATACTAGAATTTGACAAAATTGTATTACAAACACCACCATTAATTATACCATATATCGATGAACAACTAATTGTATTATGTATACCACCATTAATTGATGACCCCGTTGTTCCTGTAAATACCGTATTTTTAGCCCCACTATTAATGTTTGAAAAACACGAGGATGATGCTACCGTGTTCCCACTACCCCCACCTATAAATCCATGATCACCATTCAAACAGTTTGATACCCCACCACCAATAACACTATCCGTGGACATTACTGTATTTGTTGATCCACCACCAATAACAGATCTGGATCCTCTAAGGTTATTAAGTAATCCACCTAAAACTGAAGAATGGTTACCAATGTTTTGATTACTTTGACCACCAACAATAACACTACAACCACCTAATGATTGATTACCTAAACCATTACCAACAAATGAATATTGACCGCAAGATTGATTACAATACCCACCAACAATTGATGAATAACAATTATCTGTTATGTTATTACAACCACCACCAATAAATGAACAACAAGAGTTTAATTTGGTTAAGTTCTTTTCCCCTCCGGAAATGACAGAACTACCACCACATGATGTATTACAAATACCACCACCAATCAAAGATTTTGTACCTGTTGACCATATTGTGTTTTTACAACCACCATTAATTACTGAACAAAAAGAGTACGATGTATTACATTCTCCACCACCTATCGTATTTAATACACCTTCACTGTAATTTAAAATACCACCAGATATTACACTCTTTGAAGTAGGACACATTATTTTATTTTGACATCCACCACCAATTACTGAACAATCACTAGTCCCCCAAATTGTGTTTAAACACCCACCAGCAATTGTACCATTAGTGGATAAGATGGTGTTGTCATTTCCACCACCAATAACAGCCCCTCCAGACGATACCCAAACCACATTTGAATTACCTCCGTTTATGGAACTAACCGTTCCCTCAGATACATTAAAAATTCCACCGGTAATAACCGAACCAATACCATTTGATGTAATAATGTTTCCACTACCACCACCAATATTACCACCGGTCTCGATTGTGTTATTATCACCACCACCGATTGTTGACAAAGTACCAATCGCAGTATTAGAACCACCGCCAGCTATGACTGAACATCTACCGTTTGATGTGTTTGATATTCCACCACCAATTACCGAAAAACAAACTGAAGCGGTATTACAATACCCACCACCGATTGTTGTGGAACAACCTACAGATGTGTTATAATACCCACCAGTCACGTTACTATATATAGTATAAGAGGTATTACCCTCACCACCAAGTACTGAAGAACAATCACCAAAAGAATTAGAATTTACATTTATTCTTTGTGTGGAATTAATACCAGTACCAACCTCATGTAAAATGTCTATCCCAGCTATTGATGCCGTAGTTGTTTGTGTATTTAAATCTAATGTACCAGTTGTTATGTCATAAGTTCCACCAGTTACATAGTGATCTGTATACCCAGTCACAAATCCGGTTACAGTAAATGTACCACCAGTACTGTTTGTAAATTCAACATCGCCAGTATTTAAATCGTAAGTACCTCCTGTCACAAAAGTATCACCAAGTAAAGGCAACAGACTTACAGTATCACTAAACCCATCATTTCTAGTTATTGTCAAATCCATCGCTGGAGTTTGGAATGTTAGTCCAGTGAAATATGTGTCAGTAAATCCAGTTATGAGAAAATTACTACCATCATTATTTGTTAATGTTAATTCTTCGGTAATGTCATTATATGACCCACCGACAACGTATTGGTATCCAGGTATAGTTATCGTACCACCGGTTGAGTTATTTAATTGTAGTAATCCTGAAGATGGGAAATATGTCCCACTTACAATATCCCCGCCAGAAGTAACCCCACTTAAAACATAAGGTAAAAACTGACTTAATGGTGTATGTTTTGTCGTACCACTAAATACATCATAGTTTACTATAGCTATTATGTCATTAGTTGTGTAGCCTGTGTTCCCAACGTAAGGTAACTGTGATATTCTTTTATCTGCCATGTTCTTTATTATATAAATATTAATTATAATTAAAAATTACTCCCCAATCCTAACCACCTCAAAATACGGCTGGTTAAAAAATGTATTATCAAATACTGGGTACCCTTGATTACCTACACCACCACTAGCACCACCATGTAAACAAACGATCCCGATCCATTCGTTACCTAATGATGTATATATTTTTGAACCGGATTTTGTTGACTCACCATTCCCGGTTGTACCAATGAAACCTTGATCTAAGTATTCAATCTTTGTACCTAGATCCCCACTACTTGATGTTGTTGAGGTTATCAAGGCCAACCTCAAAAAGTCAGTTCCGTCAGTCATATCGTAACTAGAGTACCTAGCTTTAATTAAATATCTACCGGGTAATATTAGTTCTATTTTACTGCTGGTTGGATTAAAAACCGACGGAGAAGTGTTAATTACGGTATTATTATACGGGACTAAAAACTCAACACCATTGGTCGTATTAGACAAACCAGAAGAACCATTAATGTTTATTTTACAATATGGGAACTGTAAATATTCGGTTATTGATGAAAATGGAGTGTGATAAGTTGTTCCGGTTAATTCGATGGGGAATAGGGTATCCTCAGTTATATTAGTGAGTACTGGTAATTCACCGATTGTTTTTCCTGTTAGTGACATAATCTTATTTATTTATATTGGGTTATTATATTTTAAGTAATTGTTTAAACCCACATTTAGATACGTATCACTGCCAACTATAATTGGATCGATAATATAATATGTGGATGTTGGGGTTACAGTTGGGGTTGGTGTTATAGTATTTGTTGGTGTTACGGTAGGTGTTACAGTTGGTGTTACAGTTGGTGTTATAGTATTTGTTGGTGTTACGGTAGGTGTATTTGTTGGTGTTACGGTAGGTGTATTTGTTGGTGTTACAGTTGGTGTTATAGTATTTGTTGGTGTTACAGTTGGTGTTACAGTTGGTGTTATGGTATTTGTTGGTGTTACAGTTGGTGTATTTGTTGGTGTTACAGTTGGTGTTACAGTTGGTGTTACAGTTGGTGTATTTGTTGGCGTTACAGTTGGTGTATTTGTTGGCGTTACAGTTGGTGTTACGGTAGGTGTATTTGTTGGTGTAGGTGATATTGGAAATATTTCCTCAATTTGCCAATTTAAATTTGACGGGTCCGTAGTCACATCTGTAAATTGATCCACACGAGTTAAATTAGAGTAATCCTCACCCAGGTTAATTACTGTAGAACCAAAATTACTACCCTGTGATATGGTAACACCGGTAGTTATTGTTATTGGTAAACCACTAAATACACCTAAATTGTGTGTAAAATTTAATGTGGTATCGATAATTACGGGTTTATTAGAAAATAGATTATACGTTATGTTTACCGACCCGGGTAATACCGTAACCACCAATGTCAATTCCGTTGGTGTTTCGGGGTTTATAAAACAAAATTGAGTTGTTGTCGTTGTTATCACCGGGTTAGACGGTACACAACAAGGAAATTCCGAAACATAACATGAGTCGTACATCAAATCGTCAGAGATAAAACTATCCTGAACTGTTATATATAATTTTTCCCTGATTGGTAATATTAAATTACCCTCATTTGTTTTTAATAAAAATTGTCCTTCATACCTACCAACACGATTTGTGTCTTTATTTGTGAACTGGTAATACACATAATATTCTGGACTAGCGTTTGGGTCTAACATTATTTTATTTACAAACCCAGCTGGTCTAGTTACTAACTTTGGTATCCCATTTTCAGTATCAATCATAGAGAAGAAAATGGACGATTCCTCAATAAGATCCATCATCTTATTGTAATCACTACGACCATCCTTCACTACTTGTAATTTTAAAACCGGTAGTGTGGCATTTTTTTTAATGAAAAACTCCATTTAATGTTTTTAATATAAATATATTAATTAACATTCTTTTCTTAAATTTCCATCATAAAAATCAAATCGATTGTGTTCTGTTGGTGTTAACAACAACAATCCAGGTTTAATATTTCCCTTAATTGTTTCTTGATAGCAATTAGACATTAATGTCTGTTCGTAAGGATGTTTAAATTTTGTTTTTAAGTAACACTTATAATTACCCACTTTTGACATTAGAATAGGCCAATTTGATAGGTATATCTCCCCAGATACATATGGAATACCACCATACGATTTTATGTGTTTAAATTCTAAATCAGGTGAGTTTGGGTCCAGTCCAATTAAAGGCAGTGATCTGTTGTTAGGCCAATGACTTTCTCTAAAATGTTGTGGTACATTATACCAAGACCATTGTTTATCGTGACTCCCAAAAAATTCGGTAAAGTTTAATTTTAAAAAATCAAACCCCTCTTTTTTTAGAATTAATAATGATTTTTTAAATAAGTTTTTAACTTTTCTGTTAAACCCGTTTTTACATGTTTGATCAACACCATTATAAAAAAACATATCATCCTCAAAGAAATAGTAAAAGGATAGATCTTCTTGGTCATTAAAATGTTCAGATATAAACTGTCTACCACCAGTAATTCCGATGTTATCTTTTTTTATATGTTCAAAACCATACATTTCACATAACCTAACATATTCATCCGTAGTCGTTAGATCGGTCGAGTTATTAAGTAGAAATTTTTTAGTACTAAAAATAAAATCAGAGTCATACTCCAGTATGGACTCAATCAAGGTTTCGAATTGTTTTGGTGAATTAAAAGTGATGACATATAAACCCACAGAACCATTATCATTAGAATAGTCATTTGGTTCTTTTTTGTTCTTTGTTTTTAAAACTAAATTATTGTTTTTAACATCTTCAAAAAATTTATATAATAAACCATTACCCTCAATCTCGTAATAGTTTATCACATCCGGGTTATGGTATAACAATATAGTAAATAAACTTTCCTCAGTACCCATGAACCCCTCACTCAATGTTTGAGTTAAAATATTATAATATAATGTATTTAGTTCTGTTATCAACTCCTTATCCCCACCAAAAAATCCACCTCTAGCCACAATATTAGGGTTATCATTTGTCATCTCACACATTTTACTAAATGTAAATCCGTGTATTTCCGAGTTAGTTTCATATGGGAAACATATAAAATTAAATTTACTTAATTCACTATCTATTTTAGATAAAACTAAATCCTTTGTAAAATAACCTAAATGAATGGTATTTGTTATACCAGCGTCAATCCAAAATAATTTATCTGAATCAAATCTGTCTAAAATTTTTGCGTCATGTAATAAAAACATTTTAGACATTACTAATGGATTATACATCTCCAACTTAGCTTGTGTCGAATCAGATAACCATCCGACTTGATTATACCAATCGGGGTTGTTTCTAATCGTTTGGATTTTATCATAGTATTCATTGTTTTTAAACCAAGTAAGGTCTCTTAAAACAAATTGGGTGTTTTCCCTGGATCTATGTTTGAAAACAAACTCCATTAAATTTTCATCACCAAAAATTATAAGATTACAATCAATGGTTAATAATTCCGTGAATTTTTCTAAATAATAATCAAATGACCTGGACCATCCTTCAGACATATCACCACGACCAATATCCCACAATCCAGTAACTAAAGTTGTTTTCATTAATCAAATATATTGTAAAAATATTTTATACTATCGTCAGTGTGTTCAGGTCTTCTATACCAGTCATCAAAAGAAATTAAATTAATACCGTTATTATTGTTATAAAATAAACAAGATAGTATTTGTTCTTCCATATATAACTCCTTCTCACTATTGAGTAACTCAACCAGTAAGTTCTCAAATTGATCCCTAAAGTTTGAAAATAATTCAGGTTTCCCACCAAAAAATCCACCTATAACATGGTGATCCCTTTGGTAATCTATATAATACTTGGTTGGTAAGGTTTGTGACCAGAAAAATCTACCGGTATTATTCTTCCCAACCAAAATAAATTTTTCATCTGACATATCATTAAGTTTATTTAAAAATCCACTATTAAATGATGTGAATGAGTAATACCTATCATAACCAGTACCGTAAGCTAAATTTTCGGGGAATAACCCACTATGTGATAGTCCAGCGTCAAACCAATATATTCTATCATATTGGTTTTTATTCTCTAACATATCGTACCAAAAAAATTTATTATACTGAACTTCAAAACATCGGTCAATAGTCTTCATAAGTTCTAAATCTTTTAAAGATCTAATCTGATTAAAATATTTAGTGTCATGTAAATCAAAAACAATAAACTCAAGTTTTTCTGGTGAAACACCCCAGTTATTATAAAAATGATTTTTTAAATCATTCAACTCTTCTTGCGGTACAAAACAAATAAATTTATTAGCTTCTAAGTTTAAAATATTTTTTAATGAAGATCTGTAGTGATAATGTCTCGACGGTCTACCACCAAATTCAGTTCCCCATAAATTTGAGTATATTGACGTGTAAATTAATGTTTTCATATTTATTATAAATTTCCTGTTATACGATCACACCAACCTTTTGATTTTGAGTATGGCCAAACAACCCAATAAGCCGGTTTTTCTTTAGTGTTAAATTGTCTCCATATTTTACAATATCCGTCTGGATCAGTCATCATCATTTTTATCTCATCTGTACTAGCGTCTTGTCTATAGATTGTTTCATCTGTTTTATCGTGAAAAGCAACCACCCAATATTCGTAATCGTTTTCCGGTACCTGTAAAAAGGATACATCAATACAGTGTTTAAAAATTGATGAAAAACTCTCAACCCAATCCTCTTCGGTTTCAAAGTCGTATGGATTTGGTGGGTATTTCTTATCTATGGTGTATTTTTGTACAGCTCTTTTAGAGAATAAAACACCGGAATATTTTTCATAATCCTTAATTGTTCTTTCGGTACCAAAACCATATTTACCAAGGTCACCGTTATATACTTCACCATCCACACCTAATACCTCCCTGTTTTTTTTGTGTGAAGATTCATTTTTTAAGTACCAAACTTTATCATCGTCCCATTGTTTTGTTCTACCTTTTCTGGTGTATTCGTGCCAAATAACAGTTTTATGGGGATGAAACAAATCATAACCGTGTGTATAAGCTCTAACAGCTATAGAAATTTCCTCACCATGAAAGTAATATTCCGGGTCGTGTTGTACCTCAACACTAAATTGACCAAGAGTAAAACAAAAATGAGCTGAGTAAAATCTAGATGTTATCGGTTCGGTTAAATCTTTCCACCCAGGAATTGTCTCCGGTAAAAAGAAAACACAACCCTCTGGGGTGAACCGATCAAAAACCATCCTCCAAGGGTCAACAACCCGACCATCTGGATCGTTTTCTGGATCGAAAGATGATACATATCCGGTTAATAGGGGTTTTTTATATCCCTTATCCTGTAGATCAGATAACATATCTATTAATGTTTGATCCCAGTCTTGATCAAATCTCATGTGTGAATCAATCTGTAGTGTATATTCCTCACCACCGTACAGTTGTTGTACTTGATTACGAGCCCAACAAACACCTTTAGATTCCTCGTGTGGAATATTTAGAACTCTAAATCTTTTATCTTCTTCATAAGATGAAAGATCATCAAATTTATCTTCTGGGTGGTATTGACGAGCGATACCAAATACTAAATTTTTAGGATGTTTTGATTTACTAATAGCGTCTTCTATTGTCGGGACTAATTGTGGATCCCTATATGAAGCGATTTGAATGAATATCTTCATGATTTTTTATTTAAAATATATCATGAAACAAAAAAAAATAAACTATACTTTAGTTTTTAACATTAGTATAAAATTATCCCAAATATCCTTTTCGTCTTGATTTAAATCGTCGTATTTAACTAAGGTTTGTGATTCAGGTAAAAAATCATTACCATACTGTAGTATTGATCTAACATCAGGACTATTTGTTAATTGAACCACTATTTGTTGTAAATCTTTCATTGTGTAATATTATTAAACTTTTATATTTCCATAACTATCTATAAGGCCCAAACTTCCCTGTGATATGTTGGTATTCACTGGTGGGGTCGCTGATGTTTTAAATGACAAATTAACAAAAGCTACCGTTATTGGTAGACTTGACGTTAAACACTCAGCCGAGTTCCAAACGTCTAATGAACCACCCATTATTTTTATATTATTATTCCCACTTACAGTACAAGCGTATCCGGATCCACCAGACAATAATGAGGTTGATTGTAAATTTTTAACCACCAATGACGCGGTACCTAAAGCACTTAACCCACAACTATAGTTGGTGGCTGAACTAGATGTTAAATTTTCTAATTTGGAATTCACACCATTAGTTGGTACTGAAACATTAACACCAAGAAATGTGTATGAATACCCCAACATATTCGTACCCAAATACACGTTCTCCAAATCCATACCGATACCACCACTTGAATAACCCTTACAGTCTTGAGCTATTGAGTTGAGGATGGCCATTCCATCACTTGCTGTACTATAACCAACACAAGACTGTATTCTATTTACGTTAGCGGCATATATTCCAGCGTTTCCGAGGGAGTACCCGACTGAATTTGTTATTGACCCAGCAAATGACGGCATCAACATACCAATACCAAAACCTAAACCGTTTGATCTACCAATACAATCGTAAACCTCGGAAGTAATCGAGTTACAATATATCGCAGTTTCAAGTGTAGCTATAACATTTAATGAATATAGTTTGCCACTATTAACAACCCCCCTAGTGTAGGATTCAACTAAAGACCCTCTAACCGTACCGTTATTATTTATTCCGGTTGTCGCTGGTGATATGAAATAAACACCCACAGTTTCAATTACGGTATTAGTATTTTGAACATATAGACAAAGTGATGTTGTATCATTAACGTATGACACATTACTTCTAACAATATTACCATTATATATTTTACAATTAACCGTAAGATTATTATCAGTTAAACAATGGTCTGTGGAGTTTCTGTCTAGAGTGTATGTGTACCCATTCATATTTAAATCAACACCATCCTTTAAAATTACGGTAACAGGTGAAGATTCAGTAACGTTAGCAAACATTTGTATCACATCACCGGATGAAGCAGCGTTTATAGCTGATTGTAACGTTGAATAGTATGTGTATTCACCTAAACTATCGGATATACCAAATATTCCATAACTTGTCGAAGTACCACCAGTTGTAAACCCTGTGATTGAATTTGTACCACCGGTACTATTAATTAATGTTAACGTTCCTGTGGTGTTGTTATACGTACCACCGGTAACAAAAGAACCTGAATTACCAGAAAATATTGGAATTAAATTCTCTAAAGTTGTTTTATATGAGGATCCACCACTATATTGTATGGTGTCCCCAGTGTTAACAATATGAATTAAAGTATCCTTATCAACGTAAGGAGCTAAGGTTCTATCTGTAAGTCTTTGTTGTGGCATACCAATAAATATCTATCCCTCAAAAATATACTCAACCCCATCCTCGAATAAAAAGAAAATACCGTCCTCAAACATTTTATTTTCCACCGGACAAGTTAACAATTCAAATCTCTCACACCCATTCGAATCTATTATTTTTAATAAAAATGATTCAACAACATCTAATGGCGGTGGTACATAAAAAATATATGCTGGGGGTATTGTCTCACCACTAGATACCAAATAACAATATGTGTTTGTTATATCACAAACTTGTATTTCGTAAGGTGACGTACCCGTTGTTCCAGAAATTATTACTTGATGTGCCATTTTAATTATGATTAAATCTACCTTTTAAAGTATTATAGTTTTGTCTTATTTCGTCTAAACTTAAACATTTATTATATATTGAAGCTGTAGCTATTTTTCCGTTAAATCTAGTACTACCAGCACTAGAACCCCTACCAATATCTGGTTCATTTGGTCCAGATGGTCTACCTGAAACTCTACCTTGATTTGTTAGTTGTCTTACTAAATTACCATTGATATATATCGATAAAGTACTGGCTGTTAAACTAGGCTCCAATTGACATGTAGCCACCACATAATTAAATTCATTTGGAAAATTAGATGCAGTGAATTGATTATATGTCACACCAAATTGTGCCGTACCATCTGTTAGTGCAAAATTAATACTATTACCAAATGGGTATAACCAAGTTCTATTAATTGACGCTCCGGTACCAGGTAAAAATAACACACTACCTTGAGATAAACTTCTATCATGACTAAACCAACTAGCGTAAGTTATGTTTGGGGGTATGTTAACCATTGGGGTTCCGAAACCAGTCGACGATAGATAGTTTACTCCATTTAAAAAAAAATAACTAATATCATTCATTGACTGAATTGTCACCCCACTTTGAATTGTTAATCTTCTAAAGTTTGACCCATTTTCACGTTTTACAAGTGAATAAGCTTCGGTACCTATATTATTGTACGATTTAGAATTTTGTGCGTCTATATGAAACACCAAACCATCCGTAACTATATTTGGGAAAAAATGATAACTCATCTTAAATACTTCTTATTATAACTCTAACCTCCCAGGTACCGGAAATAACAGATACTCTAAGAGTAGCGTTAGTACCGTTAGAAATCATGTTAAATGTTATTGGTGTCGTAACACCTATACTAGTGGTTGTAGTTTCAGTAATGTTAACGGTTGTACCACTAAAGATTGACATTATTTGTCCTGACCTAGCTCCGGTAGTACTTTTAACAGTATACTCAAACCAAGCTCCGGTATACGCACTCAATGGTAAAGAGTATACGTTTGTAGTACCCACAGGTGGTAAAACCCTAACCGTTGTATTTAATGATGGGGCAAGGTATGAACCCATTAGTATTGTGTTATCTGAAAACACCTCAAATATTGGTATTCCGGAAATATCATTTACACTAAACAACGATCCGATTAGACTATCATTTACACTAAATAATTCTCCGTTAGATCCTTGAACACTAAAAATTGGTGGTGACGATGTATTCCCGGAACCAATAATTGTTAATACATTCTGAGAACTTCCAGACATTATTGTGTTCCCACTAACATTAAAATTTCCCTTAATATTAACCTCATCTTGTAAACCATCAACCGTTAGAAAATCATGATTATCGTTATCATCTCTAATAACAAAATTACGGTCTTGATAAACATAAAATATTGATTCTGTTATTGTGTGTTTTCTAATCTCCTCACCCGCTGAGTATTCGATAATACCAGGTGTTGTTGGATTTACGGTTTGATATATGATTGAGGATCCGCTAGGTGTTAACATTCCCAAAGAAACAGATGAGGTATCAATACCTAAATAACCTTCACTATAGGATGTACCATCAGTTGACAAATACACCCCGTAACCATCCAAATCGTGAACCCTATAACCAGTAAATGTTAAATCGGTATTTGCAAAGTTTGTATCTGTAGTTACCGGTAAATTCAAATATGTTGTCGCGGATAAAGTCCCATTTACCGTTAAACCGGTCATCGTGTTTATTGACGCTGAAAAAGTATTCCCAGAATTATCATAGATGTTAAAAGTATTTGAGTCATCATATGTATACCCGGTTACATAGTGATCAGTATACCCAACTAAAAAACCAGAAACATTAAATGTCCCACCTGAATTATTTGTAAATGTCGCGACACCACTACCAGAATTATATGTACCACCAGTTATAGTCATATCACTAGATAATATTGATAAACTAACTGTATCACTCCACAAATCGTTTCTTGTTACCGTTAAATTATAATTTGAATTGTTAAATGATAAATCCGTTATATATTTATCTGGTGTATTGGTTAAATTAGATCCGTCCCCGTAAAATGTTCCACCACTTATTGTTGTCGCTGATAATACGTTTATAGATGATGAAAATGTATTTCCAGAGTTATCATCAATACTAAATGTATTTATATTATCATATGTAAATCCTGTAATATATGTATTAGTTGTGTCTAATCCACTAATTTGATACCCACCACCAGTATTATAATAAAAATTTAAAATACCAGATGAATAAGTTCCACCCGTAGTATATGTATCACCAGTAATACTCACACCGTTAACATTTAATGTTGTAGCTGTAACTCCCTGTGTGAATATTGTATCCCCACTTATTGTACCCCCAGTAAAGGTACCACCACCACCCCCACTTTGGAATATTGACCAATCACTTAATGATCCATTCCATGGTGGCGAATTTAATTTGTAATATATTGAACCGTCATTCACACCAACAACCATCCCAGGTCGTCTCCTTTGATTTGTTATTGAGTTTAATTCGGTTATAGTATTAACATTTCGTAAACCGTCAATACCATACAATGGGTCAATTACTGGGTATGTATCATTTGTATCCGTGGGGGAAATAAATCCCAGAACCTCAACCCCACCTGAAAAACTAAAACTTGGCATAATATTTTTTAACTACATAACCAACAATCAACAGTACCCAAGAAGTCATTAAAGGTTCTGTAGACATTGTAATTTATCTGGAATCCATTTCCATCTACTATAATTATTGTACCTATATTGTTTGTTGGTATGTTAAATCCATTACAACCAATCGTACTATTTCTAAATCCTGTTGGTTGTGGTAATGATATCGGTATTAAAATGTATCCCCAGTATGGTGTAACACTACTCGTAAATGTAACATAATCATCTGTTGGGTCATTTGTATACTCGAAAGTAAGAAGTGAAGAGTCCCCACTAGTTATTGACGAACCACTAAATTTACCAAAATAAATTCCTGGTAAGTCTGGTTCCGGTGAACTACTAGGTGTTGGTGTTGGTGTATTCGTTGGTGTGGTAGTATTGGTAGGGGTAGGTGTCATAGTATTTGTTGGAGTAACTGTGTTTGTTGGAGTAACTGTTGGTGTAGGTGTAGGTGTTGATTTACATATTTGATATGTTGGTGTGGGTGTTGGTGTTTTTGTTGGGGTTGGTGTATTACTTGGATGTGGACATCCACAAGGACTTGTACAAGTTTCAGTTGGTGTTGGTGTTACAGTTGGGGTAACGGTATTCGTTGGTGTGTTCGTTGGTGTTGGGGTTGGTACCTTACAAGGATCAAATGTTGGTGTTGGTGTTACAGTTGGTGTTGGTGTAGGTGTTTGTGTCCTTGTCGGAGTCACAGTTGGTGTTGGTGTGGGGGTAGGTCTTGGAACATTTAATATATTCGGACAATCCCCATTCTCAACTAGTATCGTATAGACACCGTACACTTCCCTTGGTGGTACTAATAAGTCCGGGAAAAAAATAAACGGTAACGTAACTTGACCTAGATTAATGACAACATTATCATTATCCGGTTTAAAAATAACGGTAGCTAATTCACCGTCAAAATTTATACTATCTATGGTTATACTTTGACTCATGGTATATAACCATAAATACCCCCAGGTTTAGTAATTTTCTTTTCTAATTCTAATTTTGTAAGGACTCGACAATCTCATCCAAATTAAAAATATTATTATCGAACATAGGACATTCATGTGTTGTACCATTGAAGTCGTAGTCAAATAAATAACTATCTGGTAATTTAACAGTATTTGGTAATGTAGCCACTATATTTTTGTGTAACCCATACCCAAACACAACCGGAGATGTCCCAACCCAAAGAACTGTTGACTGGAGACCTAAAGCTGCCGAAGCGTGTTGTAGTGATGAATCAATTAATAATCTTTTTTCTGAAGCTAATAACATTGAAAATAATTCCATATTTGATAATGGTTCATGTACAACCTCAACATTGGGTAAAGAGTTGTGTTCATGTCGACAAACTTGGATTATATGATATTTCTCGGAAAATACCTCAACAATTTTTTGAGCTACTTCATATGGAATATCCCTAGTCCATGAATATGTGTGTGGTTGTTCTTGTAACGGACCACCATTTGTTTGAATAACCATTACCGGTTTTTCTCTTAACCATTTACCATGTGCTATTTGTAATTGTCTAATATTGAATTTTAAAACAGGTTGTTCGTTATTATATTTTAAATTATGTAGTTTACACCAATTTAACAATAAATGTAATCTTTTGTGTATGTGATCATCGGTAAAATATGGTTCATGTTTAAATACCATAGTATCTTTATTATTAATAAAATCGTCGTAGAAATATGGTGTCATACCAAGTCTATATACTCGATCAACAAAATCTAAGTTTAGAAATATTTCTGGGTAAGCACAAACAATTATTAATTCTCTGTCCGGGTGATTATTTTTTATACATTGGGCTACCGCTGTAGCTAGAACGTGCTTACCCAAACCACCCTCAATGTGAAATAAACTATATTTTTTTTCCATACTAAATTATATAACTGTTTTATTTATTTGTAAACGACAAAGCTAATTCTATTTTTTCCCAGACCATATCTGGGGTTATTTTTAAATGACATTCATTTTCCCTACCGGTCCCCAAAAATACCGGACAATGTGTTTTAATGTTCATAAACATATTAAAACATCCATTACACACATTTGGGTTTAACACACGAAAACAATCAAATTCATTTTGTTTTTTTGTAAAGTTAGATATCATAACCACCGGTATGTCATACGCCCAAGCTAACCAAGATAAACCAGAGGACAACCCAATAAAAATCCTAGATTCGAGTATGTGGTTTAAGGACACCGTAATATCATCGAAACCGTTACAATTTGTCACACCTTCAAGATTTAGTGTATTCTCATATGATACATTTGTCACTTCATACCCAGATGAGGTCAATCTGTTAACAATTTCCTGCCACCCATTATCATAATCCCACCTAGCTATTTTCTTTAATGATTCCGGTGCGATTGAAATTTTATTATTTTTTTTGTTAATTTTATATGGGATAACCGGACATTTTCCGGGTTTAGTATCTTGTGGTAACATCATGGTATCTTTGGTAGCGTACATCATACCATTTAGGGTATGTTTTAAATTACCTTTATCATAACCAATGTCCAACAATCTATCAACCTCAATATAAACCGGATTATTAGCTTTTATAAATTCACACCTATCAACATCTTTAGATTGGAATAAATGTGGAAAAAAGGTTGATATGTAAATCTTTTTGGGTTTGTGGTATTCAATAAACGGATCAATGAAAGATGAAAAACATATTGTATCACCCAAACAAAATGAGTCAAAATGAAGTAGTAACGTACGACCATTAAAATTTGTAATATTTGGATCTAACTGTATGTACTTTAATAATTCCTCTTCTTCGTAATGTCGTTTAACCATTTTTAAGTTTTAAAATTTTAGAATAATAATCAAACCAATATCTTTCTTGCCACAATGTACCTTCCTCAAGTGAGACTAACGGTTTATTTTGCCAAGGTTTTTTAGCTATAAAATGTAATATTTTAATATATTTTGGTAGACCTGTATTTATGAAAATTTGTTTAGAGTACGTCTTTAAGTAATTATACTCGATTGGAATAGTACTAATTACGTCACTAAAGTACAAATTAATAATATCCTGATCAAAGTGTTCAGTAATACCATATATTAATGTTAGATTAATTAAATCATTTGTTATTTTTTCTGACAAATATTTTTTGTCGATAACCATAACACCCGTATTATATTGGTCAATATATAATTCCCGGACACACCCGAACGAATGTGAATAATCAATCAGGTAATCGATATTACCAAGAACAACAATATCTGAATCTAAAAATATTATTTTATCAACATCACTAATTGAAAATATCTCATACTTTGTGTAATCACCAAACCCAGTCTGGTCTGATTTTAATTCGTCAATATTACCGTACTTTGACTGGTCATAATTTTTTAATGAAATATTATTATGTATTTTCCTAGAGGTTATCAGATCATCCGAAGTTAAATCATTACTGATCACCATAAATGGTATATTTTCATCAACAACCCTGGGATTGTTTTCCACTAATGATTTTAACATTACCTCAAAACCAATTAGATAGTCCTTATTACATACTGATACAAACATAAATTAATAATAAACATTATTGGGAAAATGTCATTATTAAAATAAAAAACCCCCATTTAAAGTGGGGGTCTTCATAATTATTTTTTTTTATTTTAGAATGGTGCTGAGTCGTTAGCGTACCAGTCAGTACCATTACTAATAAATGTTGTTTTAGTATATACAGCTGTTGGTAAGTTTTGAGCTATACCAACCCCATTTATTTTAGCTCCTCCACTACCAACAACAAAAGCACTGTTAGTGTTATTAGTTCTAATTAGAATAACCTCTTTACCATCTCTAGCTGTTGGTAGATAAATGGTACCACCAGGTCCTGAAGTGTTATAAAATACAATACTATCGTTATCCGTTAAATTCGGATCCGCTAACGCGTCAACCATTGTTGTTTTATAATTTACTGGTCCAGTAAATTGTGTTTCACCAAGGTACACAGTGTTTGGGGTTGTTGCGGTCAAACTACTTGTGTTAATTAATACTACATCATTAGTTAACACTAGATTACCACTACCCCCGACAGTATTTGATCCATCCCCAACGATTGTATTCCCTAGCCCACCAAGTACATGAGATGTTTCACCAGTTATGTCGTTACTTGCACCACCAAAAACAGATGACCCAGCTCCAACTACACTATTCCTCGATCCACCCAAAATTGTTGATGTGTCCCCAGAAGTTGAATTAAATCTACCCCCACCGATAAATGAGTTATTGGAATATATTGTATTATCTTTACCTGCACCAACGGATGAGTAGTCACCAAATACCACACTTTCACCACCAACTTTGGTAATTCCAGTTATTGGGATTGGTGTTGGTCCGTCGGGATTTAAAATTATATCCCCGGTTCTACCAGAATATGTCCCACCTGTTATACAACAATCAGCGTCAGTGAAACCAGTGACAATTATATCTTGATTGTTATCATATCTTAAATTTAAAGTACCAGTGGTGTTATCATATGACCCACTAGTAATGTAAGTTGTTTTTGGGAATTCAAAAACCCTAACAAACCCATCACCATCAACCCCAATAGGGTCAATACCCGATAATGGTACTGGTATAGTTGTATATGTTACAGATGTTGGGTCACTATTGTTAAATAAATTTAATTGATCAACATATACTGTATTATCCGAAAAACCACTAATGTTACTACCACCAAGAATCACAGAATTATTACCAACTAGGTAGGAATTATTTGACAAAACATGTGAAGTATCTCCAGATACAAAGTTACCGTATCCAACAGACGATGACGTGGAACCTAAAACAGTGTTGTATATTCCACCACCAACTGTTGATCCAACACCTTCGACTGTATTAAATCTACCACCAAGTACGGATGAATATTCTAAAACAGTTTTATTGTCCATACCACCAGCGATTACCGAAGACCCACCCTCAATCATATTTAATGATCCACCACCAATGAATGATGATTCGGATTTAATTTCATTTAAATACCCACCACCAATAACTGATAGATCAGAAGATATTGAGTTATTTATACCGGTGTTTATTGATGAATTACTTGATGTGATTATATTACAAATACCATTATTAATAACTGATTGTTCTCCGGAAATTTGATTTCTAAATCCATTCCCGATTGACGAAAGTGATCCGTTAACAGTATTCGACACACCATTTAAAATTGATCCGTTTTGTGAGTTTACGGTGTTACCCTGTCCATTCAGTATTACTGACGATGATTTTGAGATAACATTTGACGACCCACCACCTACTAAACTATGATCACCAGTAACTATATTACCGATACCATTTGTTACCGTTGAATAGTTCGAATTTACTGTATTTGTTAAACCGTTAGAGATTGTCGAGTAGTTACCAAATAGGTTATTATTCAACCCATTGTTTATCACACTAGTCGAACCAGTTATAATATTATTAGATCCACCAATTATAACCGAGTAACTAGAACTATTTTCAGATATTCTATTTGATTTACCACCAGAAATTACTGTAAAGTCGGACTGTGAAAAATTATCATAACCACCAGCTACCGAGTCATTACCAACCAATGTATTGCCATAACCACCCAATACGGTTGATCTAACACCGTTTGATGTATTTTTACCACCTCCAGATATTGTTGAGTAAGAACCAAGACTAATATTACCTAATCTGTCTCTCACTGTTGTGGTGCTCCCACCATTCACATCTGTTATAATTATTTCTGTCATAATTTATTTTTTTCTTTTTTTTATTATGGGGTACATGGATTTAATAATGAAGGATCATTAGTTAATCCTACTTGCCAGTACGTATCACCACTACAAACTACAGTTGGGTTAAAACTTTTACCACAAGCTGTTACAGTATGTGGGTTCGGATCTATATGACACTTAGGTGTCCCGTCCCAAGCTTGAATATTTAATTGTGAAGCTATGTTAGTTATTTTACAACCAAACATATATGGCCAAGAAGCGTTACCAATTAAAGCTGGACCAAAACCAACTATAGGTCCAACAAATGGTGGATAATTGATTGGGTTTATCGTGTTATTAACATACCAAGTTGTATTTGGATTTAATAGTGGTTGTTTATTTGGACTACCAGCCTGTATTAAACCAATTACTTTCCAAGTACCACCAAATTGAGCGAACATAGCTGAACCAGAATCACCTTTAAAACCTGGAAAAGCACATAACTCACCAGTTGGTGAATATCTAGCAAAACTCATCAAATCTTGATATATAATCGGGGTTTGTAACCCCTGCATTGATTGGGTGTATTCGTAAATCACACTCAGTAGATGTATTCGTAGCGAACAAACACCTTCTTTACCTCCGGAAGTTCTACCAGCACTTATAATCGAATCAGCTGGAGTTAATGAATTTATTTCCAAGTTGGTAGCGAATGGTTGAGGAGCTGTTATTGAGGATAAACCCAACTGTCTCCAAGAAGCGTTCGGACCTGAAGTACTTATAGTTTGATTTCCTTGTGCGTCAAATTGATCGATACTGACAATTGCAGCATCTGAAATATTTATACCATCAACAGGAAAAACATTACTAAATACAGGAACATACCTAAGTACAATCCCAAATGACCTGTCAAAGTTGGTACCAACAAATGGATCCGATAACCCAGGTTGATAAGCGTTTATCGCGGAACCCACGCCACTTGGGTAAGTTACGTTTGAAATACCACCATTTAATTGTCTATCACCAGTATAGAATGGGTCGTTTATTACAACGTGGTTATTAGTTAAACCAACATAACAACCTGTTTCTCCATCCACAGCTATCAAACCTAATGTTCCAGAACCAGCTATATTTGAAGGACCTAAAGAAATACCACCTTGTAACGGCCTTAAATAGTTCCTATTTGCTGGTGGGGTAATCGTCCAGTTCCAACAAGTTGGACTTAGGTCCGGGTTTGGTCCGGCACAATAAAATGCGTATGGTTCCGCCTCTGAAAAAGCTACAACATCTGTGGGGTAAGTAACTCCATCAACTGTCATTTCTTTTGGGAATACTTCACCACTAGATAAAGAACTCAAAGGTTTCTTTTCTTTAACAATTAACGTAAATGATTTTTCATTTGTTAATTGACCATCTTTAATTTTAAATCCGAACCCAACACCAACTTTATCAATGTTTGATTTATATATAGACTTTAATTTTTCCTTAATTGAGTCTGTGACCATTGTTATTGTTATTTTTTTAGTTTATATTATCCAACTCTTTGTGTTGAGAACCTAACATAATCATCAGGTGCTACAGTTGTGTAGTTTAATCCTGTTGTATTAAGTACTCTAACACATAATTGGTCACCAGCGTTTAGTAACACACCCCATTGTCCACCGTTAATATCAGCGTATTTTTGAATGTTTGACGTGTAGAATGTACTTGAAGCGTAAACCTCACCAGTAACAACATCAACAATACCAGCGTAAATCATACCCTCAGCTAATGAATACCACCCATTAACCGCGTCTGGACCAGTTAAATGAACATAAAAACTCATGTTCCATCTACCACTTTGTGGACATGTCCAAATACCAGTAGCGTTATCATATGACCCGATGTAATCATTATATTGTAATGTCGGTGTTTGTGTTACCGCAACCAATGAGTTTGATAAATCATTACCTAAACCAGAAGACACACTATTTACTGGATCTGGTGAACCTTCCGATAAGAAAGCGTCAACCACAAAGTTAACACCTGGATTAGTTGATGGTACAACAAATCCGTTAGCGTCAACCGCTAATCCGTATATTGGTGAAGTGTTTGGAAAACTTCTAATGTTAAGTTTTGGTACGTAAACCGAATCATCAACAGTTACGTTAACGTTAGATCCACCCAAAGCTACACTTCGGTTAGCACTAACACTTGAACTTGTAGCGATTATGAATGAATCATTACCTGTAATTTTATTTGATGAACTACCTAAGATTGCTGATCTTTGTCCAGTTATTGTATTACCAAATCCACCACCGATTGTTGATGAACAAGCTGTCGTTGTTATTGTGTTCCCACTACCACCACCAATCGAAGATATTTGACCAAGTGTTGTATTACGAACCCCACCACCAATTGCTGGTGAAGCAGCATTAGCTAAGTTAAAAGAACCACCACCAACGATTGAGTTTATTTGTAAAGCCGTGTTATTTGTTCCACCACCAATTACTGTGTTAGCACCACTAGTGAAATTACACTGACCACCTAGAATTGTTGAGTAACTAAATATACCAAACGGGTCAATGGTGTTTCTTGCACCACCACCAATAACGTTTATATTTCCTTTTCCATCAACACTTGGTAGTATTGTGTTATTATCACCACCACCAATAACACTACTTATTGATTGTGTTAGGTTACAGTTACCCCCAAGGATTACAGAGTTAATGGCAAAAGCCCTATTAAGTTGACCACCACCTATTGTCACATTTGATTCTCGTATAGAGTTACTTGAACCACCAGCAATAGTGTTGTCAACACCAGTAATAATATTGTTACAGATACCACCACCAATGAAACCTTCAATACCACTGATATTGTTACACGCTCCACCACCAATAGTTGATCTCTCACTGTTCACATTAATTACGTTTCTCCAACCACCAACAATTGTACTACAAGGTGCTGACCCAGAAGCTTTTGTTGTTGATATTCGGTTACACGCTCCACCACCGATAGTTGACCATACTGGTCCAGCGGTATTTTTACAACCACCACCGACGATAGTTTCAGTTAATTGTGACGTATTTAATTGACCACCAGCTACGGTACTACAGCTTCCGTTCGATAGGTTAGTGTTCGAATCTCTTAGTGTTGACCCAGGTCCTATACCTTGAATTATAATTGCCATTATTAATTTTTTTTTTAAGTTGTTTATTTACTTTTCTATAAATAGTTAATATCTTGGGAAAATTTTTATTCGACTAAATTTTTTTTATATAATTGTTGTGGTTGTTGTTGTGTAATCGTTTATGGTATATGTTAAATCATTAGTTTCACAATATTTTGTATCACAATTTGGACAGTCTGGATCAAACATTTCAAATTTATTTTTTAATAAATTAAAATTATGTTTAACTTCCGACGAGTTTAATGGTTCAACATACATTCTAAATTGAGTTATCCCACCCTCAAAGTAACCACCAAAATTTTGTTCTAGTAAAATGTTAGTTTTTAATTTTGAAAATGTTGTACCACTTAATATATTATTTGGAAAACATTCTGGATCCTGAATATAATTTGATGTTAATCCGGTACAGGAAGAGAATGTTAAGTTCTCATGTAATCCTTGTGTACCCCCACCCCAAGAGATATTAAAAGGAACACCAACTTGTTTTTCTTTATCGGTATGTAAAGCTCTAGGAATTACTTCCTCAAAGTCCTCAATAGTGAAGAACCGTTTACCGTTCACATAGATCTTTAATCTACCCATTCGATATTTTACATCATCTAACCACTTTTTATTTAAATTAACAAGTTCTACAGTTTGTGGTGTTTTAATACCATTAGTAACTGGGGGTGAAATTAATTTAACAGTATCATTAGCTAATGAATCCAAATATTTAACCTCACTAATATCCCCAAGACCACCAAAGTATTTTAGATCACAGAAATCTAAAAATGTATACCGACTCCACACGACATCAACTTGTAACCACTTCTCGATATCTAAAAATCCAATATTACGTTTTTCACAATAATCATAAACCCCATTTGGTGAACAATAATTAACAACCGTATATCCTGTTGTAAATGTTAAACCTGTGACAGTAGTTCCAGTTGTTTCACAAGTTCCCGTTAATTTTAAAACCCTAACACAAATTTTTGGATTTTTGGGATCACCAGAAAATTTAATAGACATAGCGTTTGATAACGAATCCCACAATGGATCCTTTTCACACGTATCCTCAATTGATTTAATCCCCTCATTTGTTGAACAATCTGTACAATCAGTACATGTTTTACACGTCGTACAACTTGGTGTACAAACCGGTACTTGGTATTCACAATTAGGGGTTGGACTAGGTGTGGGTGTTGGTGTGGGTGTTGGGTATTTCGTGGTAAAACATTTGTGTGTTCTACATTCCCACCCACAAGTTTCACATGGGTCTTCACCACAACTACAACCACAAGTTAATCTTTTTTCTTTATCCCCACCACAAAGATCACATCCATAATTTAAATGTGGATCATGTTTTCCATCTTTAGATCTTGGGGGGTAAACAAATATACATCTACTGTTTGTAATATTTTCTAAAACATAATCAGGTGTGATTCCTGTTGTAAATACCGCTTCGACCGAACAACAAGCACAAGTTTGTAGACAATCAGCTAGTGGTGTTGTTACACGAGTATACCCGGTTAAACATTTTGGGGACCCGTCAGCGTAATGATAAAATTTATTTTCAGCTCTGGTACCAAAATAAAAAAATGTATTTTTATTGTTTGGGTATAAAATATTTAAGGTTGTCTCACCAGATGATACCGGATACTCATCACAGAATCTAGGTCTTAACAACATCTCAACCGACCAACCCTTACTCATACGTTCTGGTAATATGTCATAGTCATAACCAAAAAGTTTATAAAACCCTTGATAAAATCCACCATACAATTCATGGTAATATCCATAATTTGGGTGGTTTTTACTTACTATCTCATACAATGTGTTTTGTGGTCTACCCGAAAAAATATCATATTGTTTTGTATGTCCGGTAACCTGAAACATTTTCATTCTTCGATCGTAAAATAATCTATTAAATTTAAATGGATCAACATATAAACCATTCGTGTAATTTAAACTAATTCCCGTCATCACATCAACTAAACCATTGTCAATACCAGTCAACCCAATATCACATGAGGTTGATGATGAATAGTTACAAAAATTTATGTTATCTGGATTATAAAAGTTTTGAGATACAAATACATTATTATAATTGTAATTTTTCCAAATAAGATTTGGTTGTGTTGTTGTTAAAAAATTATTTGTGTCAAAATATATAGGTAATTTATTTCCATATGTTTCAGCTATTAAGTAAGGTGAAAATAAAACTTCTTCATCGTAATCACGTTCATCAGATGTTAATGACATATCCATACTGTCAGATATAAGATTTATCTTATATTTCTGATAAACATATTGATTAATATTCTGTTGAGCCATACTTTTTAATAATAAATACAATAAATGAAAGTATTTATATTTAAAAACTAAATTGAATTACGTTTAATCAATGAGCGAGAATAATAAAAATAGTGAGGTTAATCAAAAATCTATCACTGGATATTTTAAAAAATACCTTGATGGTGCTAAAAATGAGATGTCTGAAACTAGGGTGTTAGGTAAGATACTATCTAAAGCTATTGTTGACTATAAAAAGGAAGGTAAATTTAATTTAACTGATGAAGATAAAAAATTCATTAAGGATCAATCAACGGACATATTAAAAATATTACCATTAATTATTTTTCAAATTTTACCAGGATCTTCATTAGCTACACCATTTATTATTGAATTAAGTAAAAAACTTGGGATTAAATTGAATAGTAAGGTTCCTGAGAAATATAAAAACAAACCAGAAAAATCTGATGGTGAAATAGATGAGGTAATTGGACCCGACGGAACGTTTAGTAGTTCCAGTTACCCAATTTTAAATCAATTGTTACACCCAAGAAAAACTATGGACCAAACTGTTAGAATGGCTAGAACAAACCAATGGCCATATATGAGAAAATATTATGGTGAATCTGAAATAGATGAACCAAATAAATTATTAGATGAAGACGATAAATCAGAAGCTTTTGGGTTTTTGGAAACTAAAAACGCGTCGACTTGGAATCAAGCTAATCGAATTTTAAAAAAAATGGGTATTGATGATCCCGAGGAAAGATATCATAGATTAAAAGTTTTAGGTTTTGACAGAAACTTAGATAAAGAATTAAAACAAGAAAAAAAACGTGGTCGATGTAAAAAATGTTTCACCAAAAGAAAGTTAACCGAATTGGAAAAAAATAAAATGGTAAAACTTATAGACGAGGTAATTCTAAACAAAAAAAATAAATCTGATGACGTTGTTGGGAAAAACGAAGAGAACACAATATCAAGGATATTAAAAAGAAATATTGACTCCATTAAAAAAATAGCCGAAAAAGAAGGTATAAGTGTTAATAAACTAATCCAATACTTTAAAAAAAGTGAATAAAGATTTATACGGAAAGGAAATTGAGTTACCAAAAGAAATAACTGAATATCTACAAAAGTGTTTTGACATGTTCCCAGACTCAAACTCATCAACTGAGGGACACATGAGAAACAAGGAACTTCGTGATACTGGTATGGTAACTTACCAACAACTTGGTAGAATTAAAAATTGGTTTGACAATTATACCGGGGACGGGAAAGACGCTCCCTTTATTTTAAATGGTGCTGATTATATGAGATCCTGGGTTGATAACACATTGGGAAATATGAGAAATGATGATAATCAATATAAACAGATTAGACAAGATTATGTACCAGATGATGTTAACCAAGGATTGATAGATGATCTTGGGTGGTTGGGTGATATGGTTAGACCGTCAAAAGAACATAGTAACTTAACTGACGAATTACAAATAACCGAATCTCTTAGGAGGATAAACGAAATAATGAAAAAAATAATTTAACATGGCTACAACAGAACATTTAGATTTTAGTCAACCAAATAATGAGTTGTCACAAATCGCTGATCAACAAAGACAAAAATTAATACCTAAAAACGACTATAAAAGTGTTAATCCCTATTCGTCCACAAACAAAGACGCGATTAGTGATGGTGATGAATATGGTAAGGGTACTGGATCTTTTTTGGACACTACTAATGGTGGTTCATCTGTGGATAACATAGAAAGAATCAATGAAATTAAAATTAATGAATATCAAAAAACAAAACCTTACACAACACCAACAGCGTAATGAAACTTTACAATACTCTAAATAATCTTATCCTTGAGGTAGCTTCTATCGATTCCGTAGTTAAAGCTATTAGGGAACGAAAACGAGTTATCATCTATTATGAGGGTGATGAACCTGGTGGTCGTGGACTTAGAATTGTGGAACCGGTGTGTTTTGGTTATAGTAAATCAGATAATCCGGTACTCAGAGCTTGGGATATTGAAGGTTCATCACATAGAGCTTATTTAGGTGAGAAACCATTACCTAGTTGGAGGATGTTTAGATTGGATAAAATAATCACTTTGAAACCGACAACCGAGACATTTAACGAACCAAGACCGGACTATAATCCACTTGGGGATAAAAGTATGATTAGAGTAATAATAAACGCTAAGTTTGACAACGTTCAACCGGAAGAACCTGAGCCAGAACAACCACAACAACCGGAAGAACCTGGAGGACCAGAACAAAATGTAGTATAATATGAATTCAGAACAAGAACTGTTACAAAAATTAATGATTTCCAAAAAAATAATGGAAAAACACAACACAATTAATCGAGGAAGTGTTAGTGAAAGTAGATTATCGTCACCACAGGTTGAGGACTTTCAAGGGGTCAACGGTAAATATAATATTCCGGAAGAATTGATGATGGAAAGTAAACCACAAACACGTAGTAGTGAAATCCCATCAAGTGATAGAATTTTAAAATCCAATTTACCTGACGAGATTAAACAATTAATGATTGAACACCCAATCCAACAACCAAGTATGGGGACACCAACTGAATCCGTATTAACGGAAGAGTTGGTTGAAAAAGCTTCCAGGTTAATGAATACCAAAGCTAACGGTGAATTAATGTCAGAAGTTAGAAAGTCATCACCTGGTGTTTCATCAGATTTAAAATCCGTAATCCGTGAGGTAATTGAAGATGTACTTAGGGAAAACGGTTTAATAACTGAATCTGAAACTAAAAGTAATGAAACCTTTAAATTTAGAGTTGGGAAACATATATTCGAAGGTAAATTAACAAGAATTAAAAAAATACAGCAGTAATATAAAAATAAATTGTATATTTGTAACCTCAACCGAATGGTTGGGGTTTTTTGTTTTTAACCATTGATATTTTCGTTTTTTCTTGGTATACTTTTACAAGAACAAAAAATATTATGGAAAAAATAAATGTATTAGTATTACCATCAGACCAATCTGGTGTTGGAAAATTTAGAAGTGTTGACCCACATGTTAAACTACAAAATATGTACCCTAATGACTTTCATGTAGATATTGATTATAATCCGAGAATCAATGATCAAAATTACTGGAAGAAATATCAGATTGTACACTTCCATAGGAATATCGGACAAGATTATGACAACTGTGTTAGTATAATTGAGAATTTAAAATCTCTTGGGATTATAGTTGTGGCTGACATCGACGATTATTGGTTACCAACTCCAGAACACCCGATTCATCAGTTAATATTACAAAACAAAGTTCACGAGAAAATTAAAAATAATTTAAAAGCTTCGTCTTATGTGATAACCACGACTGAAATTTTTGCTGATGAAATAAAAAAAATTAATAAAAACGTAGTGGTTTTCCCTAACGCTATTGACCCTAAAGATCCACAATTTACTGAGGTAACACAACCTTCAGACAAGATCCGAATTGGTTGGTTAGGTGGTTCATCACATTTACACGATTTAAAACTACTTGATGGGATGGTACCAAAACTATCATCAGTACACGATAAAGTACAATTTTTTGTTTGTGGTTTTGACACTAGAGGTCAAGTAACCGAAATTAACAAACAAACAGGTCAAAAAACACAAAGACCAATAAAACCAGAAGAGACTGTATGGGTTAAATATGAGGAAATATTTACTGACAATTATAAAATCATCACACCAAAATACAAAGACTATTTAAATACCTTTACAGAAAATGATTACCCTGGTGTAGAAAAAGAAAACTACGTTAGGGTTTGGACCAGGCCGGTAAATAACTACGCTAGAAACTATTCCAAATTTGACATTTCACTAGCACCAATTAAAAACCACGTATTCAATAGAATGAAATCACAATTAAAGGTGATTGAAGCTGGGTTTTATAAAAAAGCTATTATAGCTTCAAATGTTGGTCCATATACGATTGACTTGAAACACGCTTTAAAAAATGGTGAATTTACCGATGGTAACGCTCTATTGGTGGACGAACATAGAAACCACGGTGACTGGTCTAAGTATATTAAAAAACTAGTTAATAACCCTAACATGATCACTGACTTGGGTGAAAGGTTATATGAAACTGTTAAAGACCGTTATGATTTAAATAACGTAACAAAAGAGAGAGCTGAATTTTACAAATCCTTAATTAAATAATAATGATAACTATACCAATTACAAAAATTTTATTCCTAGACATAGAGACTGTTGGAATAACCAGGGATTATGATTCTTGTTTAGAATCAAACCCAAGATTAGCCAGTCAATTTGATAAATATTTTGATTGGTTTTTAAAAAGGTTTCCAGAAGATTCGGTGAAGGGTGAAAACGAAATTCAACGTAAAAATATTGTGTTTTCAACCAGGACAGCTTTGGTACCTGAATTTGCTAAGATTGTTTGTGTCTCCATGGCTTTTGTTACCGATAAGGGTGAAATAAAACAACAAACGTTTTCAAACGATGACGAAAAACAGTTATTACTCGATGTCCAAAAATTGTTAGACAGGTGTGGTAAGTTAGACTTCTACCTTTGTGGTCACAACCTTAAAAATTTTGACATACCGATGATGGCTAAAAGAATGATAATTAATGGTTTAAATCCACCATCAATATTACCTTCATTTGATACAAAACCGTGGGAAGTTAAAGCACTAGACACTCGTGAAATTTGGCAATACGGAGCTTATACAGCTATAGGATCATTAGATCTTATGTGTACGTCATTGGACATCCCGACACCAAAAGGTGGTGAGGTTACAGGTGATAAAGTACATGAATGTTACTGGGAAAGAAACATGTTAAAAGAAATTTCAGAATATTGTGAAAGGGATGTTGTAGTATTGGTTGACACCATTAAAAAATTAAAAGAATTAGTATAAATGGACAATAATAATTTAGACGATCTAAAAAAAGAAATTGACGAGTTACAAAAATTATTTAGTGACGAGATTGAAAACCTAGTGGTTAATGATGTTATTGATAGACATGGGTTTGATATAAGGGAACTTGAAGAAGAGATGTCAAAATCAAATAACAAGCTATTATTACATTATAGTGTATCCTCGGACGAATCAGTTGACCCAAAATACGTGTACCCAACAGACTCCGGGTTTGATTTACACTCAACCGAAAATGTACGTATAGAACCATTCAGTAGGACATTAGTACCGACCGGATTACATATTGACATTCCAGATGGGTATGAAATACAAATCAGATCAAAAAGTGGATTAGCTCTTAATCAAGGGTTAATGGTGTTAAACTCACCTGGAACTGTTGACCAAGGATATACTGGTGAAATTAAAGTGATTATCTTTAACACGACACAAGAATTGATTGATATTAGTAAGGGTCAAAAAATAGCTCAGGGTGTCTTATCACCGGTTGTTTGTGGTAAATGGATTACATTAAAAAAGGTTAAAAATGTAGAAGACAAAGATAGATCTGATAAAGGTTTTGGTAGTACTGGAATTTAAAAAATTAATATTATGGATAATAAATTAAAACAAGAAATGAGAATGGTTGGGTCTGGGTCAGACTTAGCACTTAAAAAAATGTGTGATGACGCTAGAGAAATAATTGGAGACTCTCCGACTATTGTTGAACTTGGGTCATATATGGGTGAAAGTAGTTTAATTATCGCGGAAGCGTTCCCTAATGGAAAAATAATATGTATCGATTCCTGGGAAGGTGGGTTTGATAGATTAGATTCATGTAGTTTTTCGAATTATAATGAAATCGAACATCAATTTGATCTTAGAATGAATTTGGTTAATAACATCACAAAAATAAAAGGTTTATCAACTAGTTTTGGTTTTGAGTGTGATATGGTATATATTGACGCTTGTCATAAATATGAATGTGTTAAAAATGATATTATCCATTGGTTACCATTTGTTAAAAAAATAATGTCTGGTCACGATTATTATCCAGACATTGATTTTTGTAATCGAAACCCCCACATTAAGGGTGTTAAATTAGCGGTGGAGGAAATGTTAGGTCTTCCAGATAAACAATATGATGATAGCTCTTGGTTAATTTATAAGAAATGAAAATAGGTATTTGTTTAATAATTAAAGATGAGAATGACTATTTGGATGAATGGTTATCTTACTATCGAAAACTAGGTGTTGATAGATTTTTCGTATATGACAACAATAGTTATATTCCGATCAAGTCTAACGACGAGGATGTTGATGTTATTCTATGGGATAATGAAAAATTTGGTGCTCAAAATAAAGCTTATAAGGACTGTTGTTTGAATAATAAAAATTTTGACTACATTGGGTTTTTTGATACTGATGAATTTTATGTGTCAAGCACCATGAACATAAAAGAGGATATTAGAAACTTAACAAATAATTTCGGTAAATTTAGTGGGTTAGGGATTTACTGGAGATTATATGGTAAACCAGAACCATACTATATGGATAGAAAACCAATAAGTGAATATACATATTACCACAATAGTGATCATATTAAAAGTTTTATAGACCCAAAAACTATTAAATATTTTTCAGACCCACATTGTCCATCAATAAATGGTAGATTTATAGACGAATTAGGTAGAGAGGTAAATTCACCCATTGGGCCACACACTAGTGAGTCAATATGGTTAAAACACATATGGGCAAGAAGTTTACCAGAATTTAAAGAGAAAATTAAAAGAGGGGACTCAAATAAAGTAGTACGTGATAGAAAAATAGAGGAATTCTATACGTATAACGATAATTGTATTATACAAGATTAAAATGATTACTATTATTTACTCAACACATAAAGACTCAGAATACAATAACAAATTTAGACAACATTTGTCACAAACTGTCGGTGTTCCTAATCCTCAAATATTGGAGTATGAAAATAATAATGAACATTCATTAGCTAATGTATATAATTCTGGAATTACCGAATCAATATATGATATAGTAGTTTGTTGTCATAATGACATAAAACTTGAGTCTGGGTGGGGTAAAAATTTATTAAACGACTTCAATACTAACCAAGATTATGGTATAATTGGTAAAGCTGGTTCATGTTATTTTCCAGAGTCTGGTGTTTACTGGGAAAGATTATCACAAACAATGGTAGGTCAAGTGTACCACCACCCAGAAGACGGTAAAAAATTTTTAAGTAGATACTCACCAAAATTTGACTTTTTAATACCGGTGGTAACCATTGACGGATTGTTTATTTCATTTGACAAAACAAAAATTAAACATAAATTTGATGAAAGCCTGGGTGTGTTTCATTTTTATGATCACGGTTTTTGTATCCCAAATTACCTTGACGATATTAAAATAGGTGTAACATCTTCGTTTGAAATAACTCACAAATCTTTAGGAAAGCCAAACCAAGAATTTTTTGATTCTCGGGTTAAGTTTGTGGAAAAATGGGGTGACAAATTACCTCTGGACTTAAAACCAAAAAATGTACACACCCCGGAAATAAAAAGAAAAAAATTTAATAAGTTTGGTAAAGTAGCTATAATTATACCAACAAAAAGTAACCTTAATTTATTATTTGATTGTATAACTTCGTACATTGATAACTGTGATACCAAAATCTTTGATATTTTTATAGCTGACACAGGATCAACCGACGATGAAAAAAATAATATAAAAAATTTTATATCTAACCATGACAACATAACATTAATTGAATTTGATTATTATAATTTCGCTAAAATAAATAATGAGGTTGTTAGAAATTATATTGATAGTACATACGAATTTTTACTATTCTCAAATAACGATATAAAAATATTAAACGACGTTATAAGTGGAATGTTAAACATTTTTAACACTCAAGTTAGGACTGGATCCGTTGGGTGTAGGTTACATTTTGAGGACAATACGGTACAACACGATGGGATATTTATTGGGTTAAACAGAAATAACGGTCACGTTAGTGTTAGTCATTTAAATTTAAAACATTATTATAACTATCACAACCGAACAACTGAAGTTATTGG